TACCAGTACCGGCTGTTCCTAAAAGATCAATTTGTGGTACGTCAGAAAAATAATCAGAAGAATATCTAAGCACACCAGTTGGTATATTAGTAAGTGTATCAAATGTAGCTGAAATAACTGTATCTCGGAACATACCCTCGAATGTATATGTTCCAGATATATCTGCATATATTTCAGTATTTGGATCGTAGTAGCCACCATGTACTATGGTGAATGTATTTCCTGATACTAAAGTATCAGACAGCGCCTTTAAATAGTTCAAATCTTTTTTGGTTTGTGATGCAGTAAAATCTAATACAGCACTATTTCCACTTATGATAACATTTGGAGTTGATGATGTTCTCTGATCAAAGTTTAGAAAATCATCAATTGAATTACCAACTTTAACACCGTAAAAATTACCGCCGGTGATGAACGTCTGCGAAAAGAACGCTCCCGTACCAGTTCGTTGTGTATTAAATTTGGATCTATTATTTCTATGTTGTTTTGACATTCAATTTATGATCCATGGAAGAATACATTCTGAGTGCTACTCGAATTAGTGAATAGATACACCTTATTTAAATTGTCACATTCAATGAATAGTGTTTCCGATGCCTCTAGCGGATATCCCGATGCGAGGGCATCGGCTCCACCAGTTCCTGCAACATAAATGTAATCGCTATTGAATGGAGATGCCTTTACATTAACACCAGTGTGTAATGGATATGTTCCAACTCCGGTAGAACCATTGACATTTCCTTGAGCAATATGTGTTACTCCAGCAGCTCCAATATCCACAACCATGCTACCAAAGTAAACTTCGCTGGGTTTAATTTGTCGAGTTATTGTAGTCAGTACAACATTTGCTCCAGACGCACCATGATTCTCAAACGCAGCAGTACCTCCTGTGAGAGCACTACCTAGTGCAGTGAATCCTAACCCCTCACCAGCAAGTTGATTTATTAGAGTGTTCAATTTGGTGTCGAACACACTTCCACCCGTGAGGGCAGTTACTAAGAGAGAGTCGTTGATATCAACACGTTTATTACCCGCCATGGATACATTAAGTATATTACCAGTTCCGGTAACAACCTCTAAAGCACCACCCTGCTCACCCTTGATCGTGATACTGTCACCAGAGGCTCCTTGAATTCTAAGTGGTCCTTGATCTCCGTTAGTAATACCAACAGTAAGTCCAACTGACACAGAGAAAGTCAAGCCTGCATTGACTACGTTCACGTTCATTGCATCACCAGAGTGACCGATGGTCGATCCATCTCCCGCGAATAGTTTGGTAAGAACTTTACCACCGAGATCAGATCCAAAAACAGAAATCGAGTCTGTTGCTGGTGAGAGTCTAGCAAATCCTACTGTACTACCAAGTACCTGTACTGAATCGGTGACATAATTTAGTTTATTTCCACCTGTAACTTCTATTGGGGTACCGTTTGTTATACCCTGCACTCTTGGTGCTCGTCGTAGAGTATCAGAAAGGATCAGTACATCACCAGTCACTGCGACTGGGTACGAACCAGAAAATCCCTGAATTGTTCCTGTAATTCCAACTGGACTACCAGAAGTATCACCAGCGACAGCCAGATACATTACGGTATTTCCAGAGTTCCCACCAAATATATGGGCATTTGCAATGTAGAAATTGCCGGTACCATTAATTTGACCACCAGAAATTCCTATGTTAGAGGGTGCGCCATATATAGAAACAGGCATGGGATACGTCCCACTTACCCTATATCCACTATCTCGATCGCCCCATACAACTTTCATCATTTGAAGATGCGCGGCACTTCCACCTAGTAAGTTTGTGCCATAGTCGGTCGCTAAATCAGCCGTAGTTCCAACTGTCTGTATAACAATATTCGATGTGGTATCTGACATGTTTATTTTATCTCCGGATTCTTTAATATATATAATAGAAAGATCTATCTTGATTTGTATTGACTTTTTTTATATAATGGATAGGTAAGGAGATCAAAATGATAGTTACAGATGAAGTTAAACGAACCTTCTCTAAGGAGGTAGAAAATCACGTTATATCAAAGGGTGGTAGATATATGGATGCTGTTCTTATGAAATGTGATGATTATGAAATTGAACCTCAAGTTGCGGCTAAATTAATTTCTAGACCAATAATTGAGAAGATTCAAATCGAGGGTCAAGACATTAACTTGATACCAAAAGAAAAAAGTACACTTCCCATTTGACATGGGAGTTTTTTTGTGTATAATATAACAAGATCTGGGGAGTTCCCAGAGTCACTCATGTCCGGGGGAGTTCCTCGGGAAACATAGAAAGGTTACAAATATGAGTTCATTTGACGATTTTAAGAAGAAGTCACGATCCAGCATTGATGATCTGACAAAGGCACTGGAAGAAACCAGTGGAACAACCAAGTCATACAAAGACGAACGTTTCTGGAGACCAGAACTAGATAAGGCTAGTAATGGCTTTGCAGTCCTCCGCTTCCTCCCAACCCCACCAAACGAAGAGCTTCCATTCTCGAAGCTGTACTCACATGGTTTTCAGGGTAAGGGTGGTTGGTTCATTGAGAATTCGCGAACCACTCTCGGGGAAAAGGATCCTGTTTCAGAAATGAACAGCGAACTTTGGAACAGTGGTATTGAATCAGATAAGGATATTGCGAGAACCAGAAAGCGTAAGCTTCAGTATATCTCAAATATTCTTATTGTTAGCGATCCAGCTAATCCACAAAATGAAGGTAAGGTCTTCCTCTACAAGTATGGTAAGAAGATTTTTGACAAGATCCAAGAAGCAGCAAAGCCAGAGTTTGCTGATGAAGAGGCAGTTGATGTCTTCAACTTCTGGGAAGGCGCAAACTTCAAGTTGAAGGTTCGTCGTGTCGCAGGATTCATCAATTATGATAAGTCAGAATTTGATTCTGCTGCTGCTCTCTTTGATGGAGATGACGCTAAGTTGGAAGAACTTTGGAACAAGCAGTACTCCCTGACTGCATTTACCGATCCATCCAACTTCAAGTCATATGATGAACTGAAGACTCGTCTTCAGGAAGTTATTGGTGAAGATATCCGTTCCACGGAATCTAGATCATCAACCGTTGAAGATGTCAGTAGTTCTGAAGTTAATTCCATTGATGACTCAAAGGATGAAACTGATGCACTGTCTTACTTTGAAAAGCTATCTCGGGATTGATGAAAGGTTAAATTATGATTGAAAAGCTTCTGTATATCGCATCACTTCTTTCCATTTGTCTTTCAGTCTGGATTTACCAGACTAACCAGACACTTGGAATGTTCATCGGACTCTGGGTTCCTACCCTGCTTCTAATTGGAAGTAACTGTCCATGGAAAAGAGATCATAGCTGGGATTAATCAGAGAAATAGATTAACCAAGGCGCGTTCTCCATTCGGGGTGCGCGCCTTTTCTATTTGCTCTTTTATTAGCACTCGAATTTACTGATAGTGGGCTTGGAATATCAAAGTTGTGATTATCAATTGATGCTCGACTTGATGCCATAGTTCCCTCGAGGGGTGATTGTCTCTGTACGGGTGCTGGTGTATATGCTTGATTTTTTAAATCAAACTCAAGTTGCTTGTTAATGTGAAGATTCTTACTTGTTTCAACTGTTAATGATTCATTTGTATCCATGTTCTCAAATAAAGGTGAATCTGGTAATGGATCTATCTTCGCATCTTCAATGTAACTAGACGCATTAGACAGTGATGTTGTGATAGAAGAAGGTACATCATCCACAACTTCATCCATGGAATCTACATTAGATGTGTAGCTAGTAATATCAACATCACTTAGTGTAGTTTCTTTAGAATTATTACCAATCATTTCTATATCAGATAAAGACTTCATATTTTCTATTGATTGTTTTGGATTGAACATGTCATCCTCATCAACTTTATTGAAACCAAATTTTTCCATTTTATCCCCTCTCAGCTAATTTTTGTTGTATCTTCATATTTTCTTCTACTAGCGATGCCCTCAGTAATGCCAAGTAAATTTCTTTTTCCCACGGCATTAAATTTTCTAACTCGGTCAAACTGTACTTATGATTGTGCATAAGTTGAAAATTTAATATGTAAAAATCAGTTAAATTCATATGGCTGAGGGCAAGCAAAAAAAATCAAACAGCCCTCGAATAAGTAATGTTTTCTCTTCTCCCAATTGCGTTTGATACTTTACTCTGTGTTCATGTCGAACAACTTTATCGTTTTCTTTTATTATCTTATTGTAGTCTGCTGGTAATAAATTATCCAATATTTCATTTTTTTGTTTAGTGTTCAGTGATTCACAGTCGATTACTTCGGTTTGAGTTTCTAACTTGGACATTAAGAATACAATTTCATCAAATTTAGTTTCAACAAAGGAAAAGCTTTTCTTAAAATCACCAAATGTATATTCTTTGAGTAGTATCTTTTTTGATCCAGTTAACGAAATAGTTTTTTTCTTGCTCAAGTTGGTTGTACATATATCATTTAAATCTAAGCTTACCTTTATCTTTTCTTTTGTTTCTGGACAGTTAAAATTTAAATCAACAACTTCACCTATTGATTTTTTTCTCAATTCCAGAAAAATATGCTCAACATCAACTAGGGGTAAGCTGTCAATTTTTCTTATGTTGCAACAAGAACTAATGATATTTTCTATCGCAGAAAGTTGATCTTTTCTATCTCCGTTTTGTTTGGAAAGTAATAGTATTTTTTCTTCTTTTACTAGAAAGGGTCTGTACTTTACCACCTTACCAGACGACGGTAATTTTGTTTCATATTCCGGTATTTCAGATTGTAACAATGTTTTATAATCGGTCATCTATACTCCTATCACTGTCCAGGCATTTGAATTGTTTGTCCATTGAGTAAAACTTCAAATTTTCTATATCCAAAGTTAGCACTAAAAGTAAACGGTACTATTTCTTCCACAGGTTTTAGATCTATAGGATAAAGAACTCGTGGGTAAGCTTCATAAAATATAACCTCTATATCTGGTTGCTCTGAATCATATCCAATTCGAACATGAATTTTAGATGCTGATGTACCCTCTTGATAAAAAAAGTTGGGTCCATTATCTGTTGCGAAAAATTCACTCCATCGATTTACAAGCTCATATGGACTACCATTGATATTTTTAGACATAAAGAAGTTTATGAATAAACCTTGAATATATGTTTTTCTTTCTGGGATATACTTAATTGGACCAGTCACATCTCGCTGCTCAATCGTATTAACATCGAAACCCGGTAAGGTAGCTGAAAATACTGGTAGTCGTGTAATATTACCAACGGGCGAAAACAAATCAACTATAAATTGATTTTGTTTCAAATAACCATTATTAAAAATTCCCTGAGCTAATTCTGTTGTTGGATTGAGTGGCATGTGTTATGTTCCTTTGAATAAGTCTTTTTCTGTGAGTATTTTAAATTTCCATCCTTTATCTGAGCAAAATTTATTAGCAGATTTCCATTTTTCTTGGTTAACTGCATATGTTAATATTTCGTTTTGGAATGTTCTTGCCTTTTTCTTTCCCTTTTTAGGTTCAAGTGTTTGCTTATATGGTTTAACTTCTATTAGAAACGTATTAACTTCATTATCATGTCCCTTTATTTCTGCTATAAAATCTGGGTAGTAACGATGCATTTTCTTGTCAACTGGGGATAAATAAGGAACTATAATCTCCTCACTTCCCCATCGTATAACATTCTGGTTGTTATCCATGTATTTACACATTTTTCTTTCCCACGATGATCTACAAATAATCTTCGATGGATCACCGAGATATTTCTTTGTATTCTTGGGATTAAATTTTGTTTTATATGCCATTACATTTCCCCAATATATATATTGGTAAGGGAGAATTAAATGGCCACAAATGCAATTGCTTGGGGTACCCCGGAGACGGTAGAGGCTCCATATTGGATGTTATTTTCTTGTCATAATTATAGTAAGTTTTTTCAGGATAGAGCACCTTTAAATCAGCTATTGGGTGAAATTTTACTTCCGGGAACAATTGTTTCTCGTGGTACGATGAATCGATACAATGATGATGCTCCAATCCAAGAAGGATTTCAGCACCTTAGAAACGCACTAGGAAATAAAACCGGTGTTAGTGGTAAACAGAATCTCGAAGATGAACTCAGGAATGTGACGGAGGGAGTCGCCCAACAAACATTCAATGATACATTTGGTAATATGCAACAAAGTCAAGGTAGAATTGACCTTCTTACCAGTGAATCTGTTTATATGGGTGCTTCACGAAGAAAATATCAATTAAACTGGAATTTAAAAACAGTTGCAAGTGTCGCTAACAGTGAATTGGCAGCCCTTATAGGAAACACGTTCGAATCACTTTCTATGCCATCACCTCTACTCACTAGCGGTAATCTCATAGATGCAATATCTAGAATGAATCATCCACCACTATGGCAGCTATCTGCTTGGGATGCAAGAAACAATAGTAACCAAACTGGATTTTGGTTGGGTCAACCCAAGCCATGCGCTTTGGTAGAAGTCGCACATGGAATAGACACATCCAGATTTTACAGAACAGAAAATGCCTATTATCCATTTTCGTACAATATAGGATTAACCTTTGTAGAAATTGAAGGTGTGTTCAGAGATCCAGATGGTGGAATCATAAGCAGATCGGAATTGTTCAGCAGACTATGACATACTTCAATTACTTACCAAAAATTAACTATACCTTTCCAGATGGTACATCAAAAACTGTAGTTGACATTTATAAACGTGGACATATAAAAGAGCAAGATGGGATTTTTGATAAAATCTTAATTAAGGGTGGACAAAAACCAGAGCGTCTTGCAAATAATCTATACGAAGATCCAAATTTGTTTTGGCAGATACTATATGCTAATAATGTAATATCAAGAAATGATTGGGGATTAACTGATATAGAAATAAGTGATCTGTTTGCAAACTACTATAAGGGCTTCTCTTTTCATGTACTTGCAAAACCAGAACTGACACTACGACGAGGGGATATCATCACGGTAGCTACATCAGGAGTGCCAGTAAACCCTAACGAATGGGCTATTGTTGATACATATGAACCAATCACAAGAAAAATAAATTCTCTTTACTTTACCGATGACTTCTTTACTTCACTAGAAGGTAGCGAAATCTTTATATGGAGACTGAGGAATGAAAATGTCGATGGTGATTTTTCTGATAGAATGGTTCAGATTTTTTCGTCCTCCAATATTGATTCGACATTTATTGTAAAGAAAATATCATCAATAGAAGCATCATTGCAACAATTTAAAAATGCGAGTGTAGAACAAGTAATATCTCCATACAGAGAAACCGATGGTACAACACTTATAGACACATGGGAATTTGAATTTACTTCAGAATCTACTACTCTAATAACAAAATACATAAATGGAAATGAATTACCCAATAACATATCTACAATTAATGTGCGTGATTATTTGGTAAATAATGAAATCCAAAAACGTGGGGTTTTTGTCCCCAAGAAAACTATTACAGCAAATATAACAGATGCCTTTCGTATTGTGCTTAGTTCAACAAATGCACTTTCAACGTATGGTTCACTAACTTCTGTATCATGAGGGTATAAAATATGGCAGATAGCAAGGGCGACATTAAATGGCATGAATTTAAGATAAATGGATATGACATATCAACAGATCCGATGTTTCCATTTATATACAACGGTATGAACATAGAGCAATCTTTGTTTGAGGGTGGTGTTCGTGGAACTGTTATGTTGCGGGATGTCGATCCTATTGATTCATATGGAAATAAAATTCCATCAATAACACCATATCTAAAAACTGGTGGAAAGTTAAAAATGGCATTTTCAACGCCAGATGTAGAAGACTCGTTCACTGAACTACAATTTTATATCACATCAATACAGTTGGTTACGAATCAAGTGCCTGGATTGTACCTACAGATGGGCGAATCAATGAATAGACTATACCAAGTTGATTTCACCTCATATGAGGATGCTCAGGTTTATCCAGAAGATAGAGAGTTTGGTGATGATGAGTGGGTAGGAACTATAGATCAATACGTATCCGACGAATTAGCCCCGAATTATTTTGATGGTAAACCATACGATTCACAAGCATCTAACAGACAAACGACAGCAAAAGAACCCATGGAAGTGGATTCAACTAGAAACTGGGTTTGGTTACGTCCTCGGTATTTTTTATACCCATGGGGCAAAGTTGTTAAGGAATTGAATGTTGATCGATTGATCAACAATTTAGCAGAAAATGCAATAGACATAAAATTCAATTCACCAAACTATTTGTTCTGGCAAGACTTTGACAAATGGTATTTTAAAAGTATCACGTCTTTAATTAAAGAAAGATATTTGGAACGAAAGGGATATTGGAGATATCAACTATCCTCGGATGAGGGGAATGTTTATAGATTTGATTCAATCAAAAGCGTAAAGGGATTTGATATTGATGATTTAACAAATTCCGGTGCGTTTGCTTCAAAATATAAATTGGTAGAACCAAATTACAATAGCATATATGATGGTATTGGTAATGCTGATATCAAAGAAAGCGTATTGATAAATCATTTACCCGTACCAGAAGGAACTGATCTCGCAAACTTTAATAATCCTGCATGGAGTGATGACTATAGGGCACAAATAAAAGCAGGTGCGCAGTATCACGACACAGATCCAATTGGGTTTAAGTTACGAGAGCGAAATGTAAATTTTGACTATAGATGTGATTTCCTTGGTCTTCCTGTTGGTCCATGTGCACCACAAAATCCAGAAGAAGAAGAAGGTGTTGATGATCTAGAAGCTTACGCCACATACAAAAGAAATTCTGTTCTTATAGGAACGAATCCAGTTGCAGACTTAACAGATGAAACATTATTCACACCGGAAATAAATGAAGTATATGATGATATTTACGGTTGGTTTAATTTTAGTCAATACAATAATCCATCCCCAACTATACATGATCAACATTCATATGTTGAAGGCAAAAATCAAGACATAATGTGGCAAACTATGTTTGATATAACACCACTTGATGCCAATCTGTTATATAGTTTAAGAACCATCAGATATAGGTTGAGGAAAAAGCGACTAGCATACTCATTACTTTCCACCCTAAAACAACACTGGAATTATTATCGATATTCAATGTGTTGCTCACAGGTTCCAACAGATGATACTTCGGAGTCATTTGCTGTTTTGGTTGGTATAGAGACACCCGGAACATATACGAATGCAGAATCAGGTGAAGTACCAATTGGTGGTGGTCCAGTTCCGTATGAAACTGGTGGTGAGGAAGGCCCTGCTGACAACTCATATACGCATAGTGAATTACATTGGCCAATATACAGATATGCATTCTACCCAGTAGAAATAGTTCCTAAATGGGATCCGACTTTAAATTATAATTCTACCACATCAACCGAAGAAGGTGGAAAAGACTTTCTAAGTAAACCATGTGACGGATATCACAGTGACGGTGCACCTAAGCGAGTATATGAACGTTATGATCAAACAACTTTGGCTCCATTGGGACCAGCTCAACCAAATGGTAAAGATAATTTATATCAACTAAATCACGATCACCTAGAATGGTTCAATATTAATCCAAATAAAAATGCAAACTATTATGCAATTCCAACAGGAATACAATTTGAACTTGAAACAGATGAGGAGTCAGGTGAAATACGTTCAACAAAACCATTCCATATTGGATTTGATTTACCATTAGCTGCACAGGCAAGTGGAAATGTTTCTACTGATCCAGAAAATCAAACTTTTTCTGGTAATAGATGTAAAATTAAAGAAAGCACTATTGCTGGATCATTTAGTCGTGGTACAAACATTGCTTGGAATTTAAACGAACTTTCCAATTATTGGACATGGGTAAATCCGGGAATTAATATGTACGGTGAGGATTACCCAGATTATCCAGAAGCATTTTCTGTTATGCCTGTTGGAGCTGTCTTTGGTAAAAATCCAACTACAGCATCACCAATCGAAGAAATAAATGATCCGAATAATACAATAGCACCACCAGAAGAAACATATCGAGATGACGATTCACTGGAGAGTGAATTATTAGGAAGAATTGTTCGTCTGACACCAATTATACGATCAGAATATGAAATTCCTTTACCGTTCACTGAAGTCCCATGTTCAGGAGACGAAGATGATAAAGATGATGAAGATGATACTGGTGATTCTGGAAACCAAAACACCAGCGTGTTTCCAGAATCAGTCAAAAATGAAAGTGGTGTTAGTAGAGAAAATGCAATCTTTATTATAGTTAATAAAATATTTGGTACTAATAATTTACCAAAACCATTTGGTGGTAAAAAAGAAGACCTATATGTTACGATAAAAGAAGAGGATGATGATAATTCTGATATTATCACGACTAGTTTCAAAAACTACGATCAAGATTGTGTGCTACCAATATCAACAGCAGATGTAGACGCTACCAATCAAGCAGTAGAAACCCCAATATACATTTTTGATGTTGAAAATGCCCACGATGGAAATTGTGAAGGTAATAAAAAGTTTGGTCCTTACATGAGTAAGTATCAATTACCAGAAGAAGACGAAGGAGACGAACCGTAATGGCAAAAGAAAAGATAATATTTAAAAAGAAAGCCCAAGAAAAAAAGGTAAACGTAGAACCAATAATAATTGGTGAACACGAATACGTTTGTTTAAATAAAAGTGGACCCACAGATAACTCATCATGTGCGGAAGACGGTAAATGGGGAAACTTTATGAATGGAGATCCTCGGGTTGGTGATGCAGTAGATTATCTCCCCGAATATGAGGCTCTATGTAAGTGTCACAAACCTGAACATCTTGGTTCAGCAAGCGAATATCGAGATCCAGACGGCTTACCTCCGTTTGCAGATTTAGCAACAAAAGTGCCACTTTTCCGTGAACCCATGAGAGATGAAATGGATTACGCTGAATTGGACATCGATGAATGTACGCAGATCAAAGCCATGTTTTCGGTAGACGGTGATCCAGAAAATTATCTTGGTTGTATACCACCGTTACCAAATAGTCCATTAAATTGCGACTGCGATCATCCATATTCAGAAGACACTGATCAAAGTGGAGATGATGCCTATTTAAGAGATTCTAGATTTGCGGAGTATGTAAGAACCGCAAGGACGTATTCTACTTTTTGGGATACTCCAAGAAAAACACCGCTACTAAGAAAATCATTAATGAATCTCTACACAGCACAAATTGCTGTTGGATCAATGCCAGGAAATTTTAAATTAAAGGTTGGTGACTTTATTGAAGTGCAAGGTAGTTCAACCGCAGACGATAGTAATTCGTTAACAGGAACTTGGTTGGTTGCCAAAATAGTGTTTTCTATACCGTCAACCGGATTCCATAAAAATGTTGTTACTTTGATTCGAGACACTAAAGGAACTTGGGATGAAAAAACAACATTACAGTCTAACTCCGAAGAAGAATTGTTCGGGGATTTATAAATATAACATATGACAGTAGAAACAACATATTCTGATATAGATGTCAATCTAGCTAAAAATTCGTTTAGTGGTGATATATCAGTGAAAAAAGATTTACATGCTATACGACAATCAATTCAAAATATATTATTAACCCGAGTAGGAGAAAAACCATTCGATCCTACTTTTGGTAGTGAAATTGACAACTTCTTATTTGAACAAGAAAACTCATTTTTAACTACCATCACACTAAAAAATAGAATGGAATCGTTGATCAATAAACTTGATCCGAGAGTTAAATTTCAAGATTTTAATATGTTAGAAGATCTTAGTGATGGTGATACAGCTCACTTTGAATTGACCTATACAGTAAAAACTTTGGGTCAAGGATTAGATGATGGTGATACAACAGAAATTACAGATGGAATTACAATAACAGTAGAGAGGGCTTAGTATGTCTCAAATACAATTGGGAAGTCTAGATTATGATGAAATCAGGAATGAACTCAAAACTTTTCTTTCGGATCAAGAAGAACTGAAGGATTATAATTTTGATGGTTCTATCATTTCAACTATTGTTGATTTGATGGCATACAATACAATGTACTATGCGTTCTATTCAAATATGCAGGCAAATGAAGCATTTTTGGATACAGCACAAAGAACAGAATCCCTAATTTCTTTAGCAAAACCACTTGGTTATGTTGTACCTCATAGAAAAAGTGCAACCACTCAGATTACTCTTACCGGAACTTCGAGTTCTTCGAATGTAACATTTGGTAGATATGAACTACGTTTAACTGGATCTGATTCATCTGGAACAACTAGAGTTTTTTATAATCTAGAACCAATTACTCTTTCATCTTCAGCAACCCCAAGTGCAGTTGGAACTTTCTATGAAGCAAAAGAATTAGTTTTAGATGCACCAGTAAACGTAGATATTGATTCTCAGAAGTTCACCATCTTTGATACCACGGTAGATCCAATCGGAATACGAGTAAAAGTCAATGGTCGAGAGTGGAGAAAACAAGATGGAATTGATGCGGATTTAAACTCACTCAGTGAAGTTTATTTTGTTGAGCCAAGTAAAGATGGTTACGTAATTCGTATGGGTGGTTTAACAGAAATAGAATCTGGGCAAATTATTGGTAAAGGTGTAGGACCTGGAGATATAGTTGAAGTTACATACTTTTCTTCGAATGGGTCATTGGGTAACAATATTACTGGCATATTTGGTAATAGCAATGTGAATATACAGACAGCAGAAGCTAACAGCTTATCATCCGGTGGAGTGAATTCACCAAACCCAGACACGATTAAGTTCTTTGCTCCTAGATTTTTTGCGACACAGAATAGAGCAGTTACCGCAGAAGATTACAGAACCATAGGATCTTCTTTATTGGGATTGGAAAATGATGCATCTAAAATAAATGTGTTTGGTGGTGATGATTTGGGTAATTTAGCACATCTCACATACACATCTGAGGAGGGAACTGCAATTACTGATCCAGAGTCAGATATCGCTGTCGGTTCTGCTGGAGAGGTTTATGTGTCATATCTAAATCCAGATGAAACAATTCCATCTGCATCAGAGCAGGGAATATTTTTCAATCAACTAAAAACTAAATCTGTCGCTGGATTATCTCTCAAATATTACCCACTAGAAAATGCAGAATTGGTAGTGAGGATCGGTGATCCAACACAATCAGAAATAGCTACATTTAATTCATTATTTCCAAATGGATATACAAACATAAATTCAGATGTGTTTGCAAATAATGGGGGTCGAGCATTTTCCTCGGCAACTTTAAGTATAGACGCAAACTTTAATAATCTAAATCAGAATAAACTATTCTTCAAGAATAAGTTGAATAAAAACCAACCACTAAGTATCACACCAGAATCATTCACTCCCCGACCAGAAAGCCCCCCTAATGGTACTGGTTGGTTTGATTTAAGTGAAGTCATAGTCGGTGAGGCATTTCTACAGTCAGGTTCTGGTATGGTTTCCACCATATCGGCTGTGAAAGGTGAAACTTTTTTCGGCACCTGGGTTAATACTGGGGGAACAATCGGACTTGTATTTTGGGATAGGGGTGAAATAAAACTAGATGCAATCGGTAACGCATCCATTGATTACGGGAACCTCAGATGCAGTGTTGATGTTGACTTTAATGCACCAAGTCAAAATCAAACAATATACGCACCACACAATTTATATGTAACTTCTAAACTGGAAAACACACTGTGACACTATCCATTCTAGGAAATCCAGCCCACAACCCGTCCGCAGGTGCGAGTGCTTCAGCAAATCTTATCGTATTACGTGATAAGGTGGCATCAACATTACCAGATCAAAGAATTACTGCTCTTTTGCCACAATCAGAGATAGAACAAAGTTGTACAGGAAGACCACCCTTTGATGTTATGAGTCAATTTCCAAGGTGGATACAAAAGAAACATAATGCTGGTGAAAGTAAACTAATTACTCTCATGGAGTATTACTACAAATGGTTATATTGTGAATTTGGTAGTGGATATGTTTTGGATGACAGAATGTTGTCAATACATGATGTGGATGAAACTACTGATGATTTTGTTGATCTTATTGCCAGAACATATGCCCCAGATCTAAAAGTCATAGAGGACATAGCATCAGTTTCCACAACTAGAGAATTTATAAAGAATATAAGAAAAGTATTCTACTCATCAAAGGGAACAAAACAATCAATATATCATTTCTTTAACACATTATTTAAAGATTTTGTTTATGTTGAGATCTTATTTCCATCAGACAATTATACTTCAGATAGTTCAATTGATATTGGTGGTGGTACCAATACAACAAATCCTTTCAGAACAAACTCATCATTATTAACTGATTCAAATCACAGACTAAATCAAGCAACCAATATACCAGGCAATATCATTGAGTTTGAAGCTGCTGGTCAGGCATCAAGCGAAATATTTACGTATAGTGTAAAGGCATATTTTACTGATTCCGAAACACCGTTGACAGATAAACAAAAAACCGACATAGAATCTCTGTTCCGAAGACTAGTACACCCAGTAGGTACTAAGTTGAATTTTGAAATAAACACAACTAACTTAGTACGAAACATAGATTAATATGGCATATGCAGGTGGAAATAATAACGAAGTTACCCAAGGACCAGATTTAAATAATGTGGATCCTAATGATGGAAATAAAAAACCATCACTTGGAACAAGCTATATAAAATCATTTAGGAACTCAAGGGATCCAGTACTTGATGTTCGTGGTTCTGATTTTTCTATATTTGGTGCAGGTGGTTATGAAATTAAACCAGATACAACAGGCACTGGTAATGGTGCATCTGGGGGTACTGGACTAAGTGAAATAACCATAATACACAATTATCTACCATACAAATTATCATCGACAACAGATCTTGGAATAACTGTGGGATGTTCTGGATCCGAATATCCGGGTTGGTCTGGTGGGGCCACAGGAGCTACATATAATGAAATCACATATGCACATCCAGATTGGTCAAGTACAATCATATCTGGATCTACCTTTGGGGCTATTTCTTTTGGTGATTTCTTTGTATTAACAGGAACATCGGAAAACGACTCAAGGCAATGTTGCTACTCATGTCCAGCGACTGGGTATTAAAGGAATAACGAATGACTAGTAATAGAACAGTTACAAACTCAATGTCTTCCAGTAATGTTCTGGATGCATATAATATAATTGGAACTGATGGCAGACATCAAGTTTTGTTCTTAGGTGGATATACAGGAACATCTCCAAACACAAATACAACTTATGACAGAAATATAATTTCCAATGAAATAAGTTTAGTAAAAAGAATAAAAAGGAATGATGTTGTTCCTGTGATACAACGAGTCGATTGGACATCAGGTTCACCATATAATTATTGGAACTCGCGTGCAGGTAATATAGAGGATGGATCATATTCATATTATGCTCTTGCTAGTAACGGTGTTGTATATCTCTGCTTAAGTAATAATGAAAAGAATCGGTCAGATCTTTCAATGCAGATAGCATCAACTTCAGAGCCAAATCATATTCTGGGAATTGAAAAATATCCGGATGGTTATTCTTGGATGGCTCTTTTTAAGATAGACTACACCCTCAATAAATTTTTAACTTCAAATTGGATACCAGTTCCAATACTAGAAAATTTATTTTCAGAAACAAATACTGGTAATAGTCTAGTTGGACTTGCCACTGATATTTGTGGATCGAGTGCTGGAGTTCTTGGTGCTTGCTGTTTGTACAATAAAAAGAAAGAATTTGATCCGATCACATCAGTTGAAATAACTGGTGGTAATCTATTCGATTGCTTCTCGTCAATGCCATGCTATCGATGTACAGAAATAGCAGATAGCCTGAACAAAAAACAAGTTTTCATACAAGGTGCAACATGTGCCTCTTGCTCACCCACGACAGAAATACAGACATTGATTGAAAAAATCGATGCAAGAAGAAGTGATTATTCTAAAAATTCTACCATTATAACACAGAGGAATATACAAGAAGATTCAGAAACAAATGATGGTAGGATATTATCTGCATTTATAGATCTCTCCGGAATTTCCGCTGGTGCTCTAGTAACAACAGATCCAAGTCCACCAATCGATCTGAATAATGGTGGTGAAGAAGCAGACGTTAGACTCAGCACATATCCAATAATCGATCCCGATGATCGAACCAGAAAATATGTAATCGACGGAATTTACATTAATAATCGCGGTAAGGGATATCATACCGTAAATCCATATGTAGATCCTGCTGGTAATTCACTTGCAAGTACTTTGTCATCCAGACTCTTCATTAACTTAGATACAAAAGGTAGTCTCAGTAAGGACTTAGTGGAAATCCTCAATGTAAATAAGTTACTAACTAAAGTTTGCCTAACGTCAGATGAAATTTCATCTGTTACCACAGATGCAACCCAAACTAAATTTAGTAGATTTGGAATTTTACAGCAAGTAAAGGATTCTAGTGGTAGAATAATCGGTCAAGGGTTAAATGCGAATGAAGGTTCGATAAAAAATGCTACTTACTTAGTTACGGCTTCATCGGGATCATCTACAACAGTACGAAAGGGTGAGCAATTATCCACAGAACTCGCCGCGGCGAGATCGTTTGGATCACAACCATATCAAAATACCGGTAAAGTTGTTCAAGTAGAAACCACTGGTAGTACATCACACGTATTTAGAGTAATGACAGATAAAAATCTAAGTGTTGGAGAAAAATATTATATCACTAATGATGTGATAGCCGGAGGCATCCCATTTGGTGATACAGCACGTCTGTTTACTATAACATCACTCGTGGAACCCGATGTAGATTTAGATTTGACAGAATCCAAAGTTCTCCACACAGGTAATACTAACATAAATATTACTGATGGTACTCCAAGAAAAGAATATTGTTTCGAATTTATAAAGGTTTTCTAAAATGGCAGCTGACGATACCGATTACACAAAATTTCCGATAACCGCAAGAGACACAATCTTTGAGGTTGGTGACAGTACATTTCAAGTTGAAAATAAATTTCCAATGACAGACAACCCATACGGTAGTCGTCTTTCAAGTCAGATCGCACTCCCAATATCTGAAAGACAGAATACCAAGAATTATCATCTTCTTGGATTTGCTCCACAGCGAGCACTACAAGCTGAAGATCTCAACGAAATCCAAGAACGTTTCATGGTAAATAATACGTTGACTCAGCAGATGTGGTCAAACTGGAATTCATTTAATAATATGCAAATGTGCGAGTTTGGTCCCGGTTGGTTTGGCACAACTCCATTACACCCATATGAATGGAAATCAAACATTCGTTACTTGGACGAGTTCATATATGCACCCGGAAATGCTGATGATTTGATCTTTGAAAAACCCAAAAACTTAATTACTATTGATCATAAGGAATTTTTCGATAATGCGCCAGGTGGCGGATTTAGATCGAACTATACCATACAGCTAACTCTTAACCCAGGCTGGTATTATATCAATGATACGTACACAACATCATCAACTCACGACAGCTCTGGATTCAAGTATTGGTATTATCTTAAAGAAACAATACATTCAGAAGAAATTGTAGTTAATGTAACATACAGAATCGCGCCGTTCGGATACACGGTGACATCACCATCCCACCCAGAAGAAATTTATATTGAAAATAATGGTACTTGTGATGTACATGTAGAACTTCCATTTGGAATTATTTTAGATGATATTAACTATGTGTCTGGTGGTGAATTTCAATCAGGTGATTCTGACTCTGGTGCAGATCGAGTCGAAATAAAGATAAAACCAAAATTAGGATCTGGCACATCTTCTGATAGAACTCCATCATATATTGGATATGTTACATTCGAGACACCTTGCCCATTTCCTGGCTCGGGGGCTACTGTTGGGTTTATACGAGCGAAATACCTTAACAACGTAGCTCTAGATATATCTTCTCTTAATAGGGTAGATGGTATCGACTTAGATACAACGGGAGCGAGTAATCAGGAGAATTACGAAAACACAATCCTTCCTGATGCAACCACGGAGTTTATCTGATGTCTGTAGATATTACTAAGTTCCCTTTACTTGATTCCGAAAATACAAAACTACCTCTAGATGCTCCTCCGTATAGAAGTAGAATTAAAAATTTTTACGTTGAAGATGTTGATACCAAAAACTATATTGGAACTGCATTTCGTAATATTGGGGATATAATACAAGCAGGTGAGCTAAATGAAATTTATGAAAGACAACTTTTAAATGATACGTTAACACATCAGATGTGGTCAAACTGGTCATCATTTATATTCCCACCAGAAGGAACTCCACTTTCACCAGCCCCCAGTTTTGGTCCCGGTTGGGCTGGTACTACACCTCTATACCCTGGCGAGTTTGATGCAAACTCAACTGCACTCTCTGGAGCTGAAGTGATTTTGGATTCTCGTCCATACTCACAAGTAGAAGCAGCGGTTCTTTTCAAAACAGTCGATGAAGGTAAGGGAGGTTATCTACAGTCAAATATAAAATTACTATTTAATACTGGATGGTACCTGATTAGTGATAATACCTTTGTAACACCGAAGCTTTTCACTGCTGGTGGTGCAACACAAACAACATTATATGATAGAGTTGTACAAGCAAGCGGATTAAAGCATTGGTATTACTTAGACACACCAATTCTTTTTGATGTAGCTCTATCGGGAGAAGAAACTTCAACAGGAGAACTAATATCACCGAAATTAGAGAATACTGATATACCTGAGACACAATTGTTTTTAATGAACTATCGAGTTTCGGCTAAACATGTTTTTCAGATAGGGTCTCTAAATGTGACAGAAGAAAATCTTAATAAATTTATTACGAATGTACATGATGGTGCATATTTTGCCCTTGATCTTGCAAACAAATCATTATGTGAACACATAGATCCAATTAATTGTGATGAAAATACTAGTGATGGTACTGGTACCATACAGGACTCAAATCCAATACAAACTACAGAAATAATAAATGATTCGTTTTTTGCAAATCCACTGAACACAGATCAGTCAGATGATGTAAATTCAAGAAGAGCGAAAATACAAGTTGTTCCTAGATTTAGACATGCAAGAAATCATGACTTAAGTCCATCAAACTTCACCACCGATGAGGATTCAACTCAGACATCGGCAAGAAGCAGATCTACAAACATTTTACTCGGTAATATGAATCTTGGTCAGCTATCTAACGATTTGAACACGAACACATTTCAAGATAAAGTTCCATCATATTCCTTATGTGTAAAATGTGAACCAAATACAGAAGGAACAAAACTAGCTGTTAAAGATATACACGACTACATTATATCTACATGCGCAGTTGGGGGTAGTCTAATTACACCAGGCGATGATTTTAGTCTCGATACACTCAAGGAAAAACGAACTAATCTATTCCAACAAATCAAAGAAGGATTAACTCCTCGTTTTATAAATAACGTGAGGGTAAATGCAAAGATATATGATGTGGATACAGAAGGTGATTCAGATGCAGAAAATGAATGGAATAGCCATTTTTCTGAATTAACTGATGCAATCACAATAGTGGAAACCACAGACTTACGACAAATAGAACCAATTTGAGGAAAATTAAATGGGCGTTGAAGACAATCTATTCGAAATAAATGAACTAGAGACTAGCGACACATTTCAAAGTTGGTTCACTAAAACTAACGCAGAAATTATTGCAAAGTTAAACAAACTAAAGATCTATGATCTAGAACTTTCAAACATTTCTGGTCTGAGTGGTTCAGTAGGAACTACTGCGGCTGCAACTGGTACTGCCGGTAAACTAGAACTAAAACTACTACACACGATTCCACATGGACTAACCCTACAGGGTAACGCTACGATCACGGGTTCATTGGAAGCTGGTAGCTTTGCTGGTCCAAACTCATTCATTCTCAAAGGTCAAGTGATTGATGGTGTTACAGCAGCATTTGACTTCGGATCTTTTGTTCGAATGGATGCGTCAGGCTTAACCAAAGCAAAGGCAGACTCCGACACAAATGCAGAAGTTCTCGGTATGGTAACTGGTACATCAGACACCAGCATCACTCTAGCACAGAGTGGATCTGTCGATGGTTTGTTCTCACCTACAATGGTAACCGGTGGTATTTTCTTCCTAGATCCAACGGTTGCCGGTGGATTTACAGCAACAGAACCTAATGTAGCTGGTCAAGTATCAAAACCAGTTCTTATTGGAGCTTCTGGTGATACTAATGCTGTTCTTCTATCCATGAGAGGTCAGTTACTACAGGATACTGGTACCGGCAATACAGGTGGATATGCAACACATAAAATTTATGTGAACACTGGATCAACTGATCACCATTTAGTCAAGGGTAAAGTTGTTGCATATAGTCCAGATACGTTAACATTTACCGATGGTAGATCACAGTTCAATGGATTCTTCCTCTCGAAAGATGATAAAAACATCGATGATACAATTGGTATTGTTACTGGACAACCAGCACCCGATACAATTGAAATTACAACATCAGGTCTTGCGGAAGGTTTACCCTCAGATTATGGTAGAGGTAAGTTATACATTTCTGGAGTGACGGGTGAACTACGAACAAATCCAGCTACAAATCGTAGAAAACTATTTGCAATAAACTACGATCCATCTAACAGCAACGGTATAGTTACAAATCAAGCTTCTGTTGCAGTAACAGATCTTCTTTCTGGATCATCACCCAATATATTAATCAACGGTAGTTTTGATTTATGGCAAAGATATCCAACTGGAACAACAATTACTAGCGTTGACAGCATATATTCTGCCGACAGATGGGTACGTAACTTAAACGCCACCGGTGCTACGTTTTCTACTACATCATATATCAGAAGAAAAGAATTTGATGTTGATCAGGTTGACATCAAAGGAACTCCAAATTACTACTTACGAACGTTCAATGTAATCACGGGAGCTGTTACCGGAGATCACTTACACCTTGAAAATAGAATTGAAGATTCAAGAACACTAGCAAACGAAACTGCTACTGTGAGTGGGTACATTAGATCGGGTAGTGCAAAGTCAGTTCCAATCAGAATTAAACAGGTATGGAACGGCGTTACTGGATCCGAATATAGCGGAGGAACTCTTTCATCATCCACTGATTGGGGATTCTTTAGTAGCACATTCACAGTCCCCGGAATAACCGGAGCATCTGCGAATCCAGAGATTGCAGGGAATCATTACTTAGCATTGGCGTTTGATCTAACAGAGGCAACAAATACTTTCCATGATTTTGCACAAATAAAATTGGAGCATGGAGATAAGACCACTGCATTCTTCCCCGTGAACGTAGATGAAGAACTAAGAAAATCTAGTAGGTATTATCAGAGAAGTTATAGACTAGAAGAATTTACTGGTCAAGTTACTAAGGGTGGGAGTCAAGTTGATTCACATGTAGTTGAGTTTACACAGACACCATACAATGAAACATCATTCCGGTATCCAGTTGCAATGAGAGCAACACCTCTCATTAAGATTTACTCACCAGATTCTGGAAATCAAGATGCTTTCAACTCACCAGCAAAGAGAGATTTGAGAAACACATCAGGAACAATTGCCTTTGATGGAACGGTTCGTATATGTGAGTCTGGTGTGACTGCGATTACCTCAATACAAACATCCAGAATTGCAACCAGATTTAAAATCCACGCCGGTGCGCATAAATTCGACACAATTCAATTACATTATGTTGCAGATGCAGACTATAATAACAACGTAACTACATAATTTAGGAAAAAATAATGTCATCAAGTTTTAAAAACAACACAACCAACATAATAAAAGCTACTACAATTGGAACACGAATACTAGCTCAAGTTGGTCTTAACAGTGTAGAAGCAGGAACCACTGCTGGTGATGTTCTCAGGAATGGGTTTTCTGGTGGGACATCATTCTACTTTAGAGCAGGTGCAACAAGTGCCGCGGCATCTCGTGTATTTGGTGTTGTTGAGAATATTCGCGACAAAAATGTAGATATTGTTCTACAAGGATTAATGCAATATCCCAGCAGTTTAATAGCTGGTGCTCCAACCACTGAAAATTTCTTCCTAAGTGCAGCGACAGCAGGTAAAATTCAAAGCTATGCACCAACCCCCGCTGGTCAGATATCAAAGAAAGTTCTACAGCAAACTACAGTAGGATCGTTCAATGCAACTGTAATAGGCGCAAGCGATTTTGAATCTGGTGAAAATGTTGGAGCAGTACAAGCATCAAAGACAAGTGATGCACCAGTTGGTACTGTACTACCATATCTTTCTGTTACTGGCAATACTGCTACAATTCCGGAGGGATGGGTAGATGGAACAACCATGCAATACTTGTCAGTGTCAGAATATCCTGAATACAACACGCAGTTTGGTGATATTTTTGGATTCGAAGAAACACTAACACTATCGTTCCCAACGGCTACGTTCACCTCTAGTTTAGTTGGTACGCAAGTCGCTACTGATCAGGATAGCACAAACAAGCATGATCGTAGCACCGGGGGTGCTATTGTGACTAATGTTGATACAGTAAACAATAAATTAACAATCAGACAAAATAAGTACAATAGAACATTATACTCTTCAGGTATAACTTCTGGATCAACACCATTATTTGAGTATTTCATTCCCTCGGATAATATTAATTTTGAAAATGGCAATTTAATAGGTTATATCAGCTCTGGTGTACTCGATAAAAATGCTACACCTCACATTAGACATAACACGAGCAATATGTCAGAACCATATTCTGTCGATGGAATGTGGCCACTCTATAGTACACCGGAAGCCGCAAACGCAGCAAGTCCAAATAATCCGGAAGGTATTGCGGGCAGCAATTACCATATTCACGGTGGTCGTCAATTTGGTAGTACTTATGGAACTCAGGAGGATCAGGGAGTAGCCTTCGGAGTTCTCGCGACCCATTTCCACAGTCACTATATGCCAAATGGCTTGAAACTTGTAAATAATGATCTTAATACGGGAATCCATAATGAAGACGAATTACAATATCATGGGGCTACTTTCCCCGGTGGATCCATGTGGGATGGAACTCACAATAATCCAGTTACTGATTATTTAATGAGACCGACTGGAGCTGCTATTCAAACTCTTTATACAATGAAGGTTAAGAACGTAGTAGCAGTAGACATTCCAAGTCAAGTTACAATACAGACTCTTAATGTTACTCATGGTCTTTCTGCTGGTTCAAGTGCTAATAATGTGGTGACAACTGATGTTGCCTTTGACGTACAGTGTATGAAAAATAGACTACGTGATCTAGAAATCAGAATTTTGGGTTCTGAACAAAGTTGCACTCTATAAAATAGGAGATTAAATAATGGGATGTAATTGTGGTAAAAATAAAAAGAAAAAACTGACAGAAGCTTTTAAAAAAGAAAACCAAAGTAAGTTGAGTATACGAAAATCTTGGCTAGATTTAACTAAAGAAGTTCGTAAACAATTAACTTTAGTTCAAAGCTTTGGACTTTCTATGTCATCTAGAGGTCTACGAAATAAAAAAATTGATGGTCCAACAAAGCAACTCAGAGTGCTCAGTTGTTTTGGTAATCAAAATATTGGTGGTGAATTAGTTCAATGTCCACATCTGATGGAAAGTGAAACTAAGAAAAAGCACTATTGTGGAAAGTGTGGTTGTGGTGATCGACCGGGGACACATTTGATTGCGGATGGAGAAAAGTACAGTAAATTAGATTACCCAGTTCTTTCATGTCCATTAAATATGCCGGGATTTACGAACTACCAGCTAAGTGAAGAAAGTGAACAACTCCCACCAATGTCAAGGAAAGCGTACATAGACACGCAAATCAAAACTGCCGATATACAAAGAATATCCGTTACGGTTCCGGAAATGGATGATGATTCAGTAAAAGAGATCGAAGATCATCTCGAAAAATAATCTTTTACCTGTTATTATAAATACAGAGTAGGAGGTAATTATGGCAGCTCCAAATTCCAAACAAAGTCTTATTGATTATTCTTTTAGGCGCCTAGGCGCTCCTGTAGTAGAAATAAACGTAGATATCGAACAAGCAGAAGAACGTGTGGACGATGCTCTACAGTTTTTCTCAGAGAGACATTTCGATGGTGTGGAAAGGGTTTACTTTGCATATCAAATGACTCAAGAAGATATGGACTTACAATATGTTGACACAAATAATATAGGTCCAGCAAATGGATCTGGTGGTGATGGTCCTCGTGGAAGAGATATATTATCCGTGGTCAGGGTATTTCCGTTCGGAGATCTCAGCACCACAAATATGTTTGATGTTCGCTACCAAATGGCACTAACTGATTACTTTGGTATCAATAGAGGTCTTGGTGCTCAAAGTTCAATGGGTATGGCTAGATTTTCATCTACCAAACAATACATTAACATGATACAGCAACTAATGGATCCAGAAAAGGCAGTCACCTTTAGTAAAGTAACAAATCGCCTTAAATTAGAAATGGATTTCAAACGAGATTTAAAAGCTGGGCAATACATAATAATAGAAGCCTTTGCAGCATTAAATCCAGACACATTTAGTGAAATATACAATGATCGTTTACTCAAAGAATATACAACTGCACTCATAAAAAGACAGTGGGGTCTTAATTTAGCTAAATTTGATGGTGTCCAATTGCCCGGTGGAGTAACTCTCCGTGGTGGACAAATATACCAAGAAGCCTTAGCTGAAATAGCTCAAATAGAACAAAGATTCTATTCTGAGTATGAACTTCCATCAGACTTCATGGTTGGGTAAAAATGGCAAGAAATCCTTACATACGCGATGTAAATTCAGAGCAAAAGCTCGTTGAAGACCTAACTATTGAAACAATAAAAGCAATGGGTAGGAATATGGTGTACATTCCTAGAAAATTGCAGAATGAAGACTTGTTATTTGGAGAAGACACAAACTCCAAGTTCAATGATGTTTATGATTTGGAGATGTATATCCTTAATGTAAGTGGATTCGAGGGTGAGGGAGATTTAATTGCAAAGTATGGATTGGAAATAAAAGATAGAGCAACATTTGTTGTAGCCAGAAAAAGATTTACTGACGAAGTATCAGAAGCTGACGGATCTATTGATCGACCAAGAGAAGGTGATTTAATTTATTTTCCTCTAACAAAAGCTTTATTGGAAATAAATTTCGTCGAACATGAAAATCCATTTTATCAACTTGGATCCCTATACACATATACATTAATATGTGAAACATTCACATACAATAATGAAGAATTTAATACTGGAATAGAAGATCTAGATGACATCTATAAGGACAGAAGAAAAACGACACGTTCTCTTGTTCTTTCTGGTTCGCCCATTGCAGAAGATACTACAGGAAATAGTGCTGGTAGTTTCTTCCAAGGGGAAGTATTATTCCAAGTTTCTGGGGAAGAAGGAGACACGTTCACAAATGCTTCTGCCACTGCTGATATTGTTGATTGGGATGCGAACTCCAAGACTTTGTTGATAACAAACATTTCCGGAAATTTGATATACAATCAAACTGTAAAGGGTGCATCGTCTGGTGCAGAATACTTAATAGGCACAGATGCAACCGCAGATATCATCATACCACATAATATTCAGGATAATGAATTCTTTGGTGATAATGAATCGATAGAACTAGAAGGAAATATAAAAGACATAATTGATTTTAGCGACACTGATCCATTCTCGGAGGGTAATTTCTAATGTTCGAATATTATAGTAACGAAGCACTAAGAAAATTAGTTATTGGATTTGGATCACTGTTTGATGATATTCTTGTATCCAAGGACAACAATCAAGGTGAATCAATACAAAAGATAAGAGTTCCTGTATCTTATGGTCCAAAAGAAAAGTTTATTCAAAGAATCAGAGAGTTAAGTTCAATCTCAGATGAAGTTCGTTTACAAACAACCATGCCCAGACTTGGATTCGAACTCCTTGCACTTACCTATGATCCAACGAGAAAAGCAAATAAATTAAGAAAAACTTCAAAAGTTTATGAAACAGGTTCAACAAGTTTTAGTTATTCTGAAGTTCCCTATATCGCATCATTTGGTCTGTATTCGTTCACTAGAAATGTAAATGAAAATTTACAAATAATTGAACAAATATTACCATATTTCCAACCAGAATTTATAATCTCATTAAACATAAATGAAGTTAATAAAAAAGTAGATGTACCAATCATACTTAACGGTCTAAGTGTAACTGAGGATTATGAAGGTGGATTCGAAACTCGCAGAAGTGTAAATACAGTTTTTCAGTTTACTGCAAAAACTTATGTGTATGGACCAGTTAAAACTAAACCAGTTATTACTGGTGTTACCGCTGAGATGTTTAACATATTGGGAGACATAGACTACGGTGAAGTTGGATTCGCGTCACAATCTACATCAATTATTGGTACCACAGGAGGTCTAACTGGATCTAGTGGTGGCAGTTTCCTAAGAGGAGAGAATTTCAATAATGAGTGATTCTAGTTATGATAAAATTTCTGATGCATTAGATACAACATTTGAGTCAAAAGAAATAGTAAAGAAAGAAATAAAAGAAATATCTGTATCAGAGGAAGATCGTTTCAAAAAAGACTTTTCTGATGTTCGAGCAAATATTCGTGAATTAATAGGTACAGGAAAGGAAGCTATTGATGGCATACTTAAAGTGGCTACTGAGGGAGACGCGCCTCGTGCTTATGAAGTCGTCTCCCAATTACTCAAGACGGTTTCGGAAATGAATCATGATCTTATTGATTTACACAAGAAAACCAAAGAAATTACCAAAGAAGAAGTTATACACAATACACAAAATTCAATCTATGTGGGATCAACTTCGGATTTGCAAGATCTGATAAATTCATCTCGAAGCAGAAAAAAAATTATACAAAATGAAAACATAATTGACCATGACGAACAAGCGTGACGGATACTTAGGAAACCCAAATCTAAAAGCAGCGGGTGTTGAATTAGACTATACTGAGGAGCAAGTCAAAGAATACATCAAATGCTCTCAGGATCCATCCTACTTCATTAAGAAGTACATCAAGGTAGTTTCTCTAGACGAGGGATTGGTACCGTTTGGATTATACGACTACCAAGAGGACATAGTTGAAACTGTTCATAACAATCGTTTTGTAATCGCAAAATTACCTCGTCAGTCAGGTAAGTCAACCACAATTATTGCCTATATTTTACACTATATCATGTTCAATCAGAGCATGAGTGTTGCTGTATTGGCAAATAAACAATCTACTGCAAGAGATATTTTATCTCGTCTAAAGTTAGCGTATGAATATCTTCCGCTGTGGCTCCAGCAAGGAATTGTAGAATGGAATAAAGGTAGCATTCAACTTGAGAATGGATCAAAGATTCTTGCCTCTTCCACGTCAGCATCTGCGGTTCGTGGTGGTTCCTACAACATGATATTCCTTGATGAGTTTGCTCACGTTCCTGTACATATCGCAGAAGAGTTCTTTAGTTCTGTTTATCCAACTATTACATCCGGACAAACAACCAAAGTTCTGATGGTATCAACTCCAAACGGGTTAAACATGTTTTATCACTTTTGGAGAGGAGCGACAAAGAAACAAGGTGAAGTGGGTAAAAATGAATATATTCCCATTGAGGTTCATTGGAGTAACGTTCCATTATATCCAAATGGTCCTCTTCGAGACGAAAAATGGAAACAGAAACAGATTGCAAACACAAGTGAGCAACAGTTTGAATCTGAATTCGAATGTGATTTTGTTGGTTCCACAAATACCTTAGTAAACAGCGCAAAGCTAAAGTGTTTATCGTGGATAAGTCCTGTAGAAAAAACAAACGACGGTTTGATGGTATACGAACAACCCAAAGAAGGTCATACGTATGTAATCACCGTCGATACTGCACGGGGGCAGGGTAAAGATTATAGTGCATTTATTGTTATAGACATCACAGATCCTCCATATAAAGTGGTTGCTAAGTTTAGAAATAATCTAATATCTCCCTTGGTATATCCGACAGTAATAAAGTCTGTAGCAGAAAAATACAACCAGGCATTCTGTCTTGTAGAAATCAATGATATCGGTCAACAAGTTGCGGATATTTTACATCGCGATCTAGAGTATGAGCATGTATTAATGACAGTGTATAAAGGTAGATCTGGTCAACAAATATCTGGTGGATTTGGTGGGGGTAATACAAACCTTGGTGTTCGAACAACAACACCAGTGAAAAAGCTTGGTTGCTCTGTTCTTAAAAGTCTAGTTGAAAATGATAAATTAATAATTGAAGACGTAGATACAGTAAATGAAATGATAACATTCGTGGCAAAAGGTCAATCTTTTGAGGCAGATGAGGGACACAATGATGATTTAGTCATGTGTCTTGTTTTATTTGGTTGGTTGACAAGACAGGATTATTTCAAAAATCTGACAAATTTAGATATTAGAACAGATATTTACCATGAAGAAATGCAAAGAATAGAAGAAGAAATATTACCTTTTGGATATATAAGTACAGAAGATAACACAGAATCCTTCATTGATGAGAACGGGGACAAGTGGGAAAACCTCAATCCGTAGATGTTATTTTGTCTAAATACAATAGTATCATCGGAGAAACAAAATGCCCACAGATATCACTGTATCAGTAAATGATGAAAGATTTATAGTTCCTGCCCAGGAAACTTCGAGTGATTTTGTCGCTGGTTTTTTAACTAAAGTAGCTTTAAATGAATTAGTACGCGCTTTAGGAAATACTGCCGAAAGACAACAAGGGTACTTAGTTGTACCTGACATATCAGACTGGTTTGCTAGACTAAATAACCCACTCGGTACTGATATGCTTACCGATGGACACGACACATATGCTGGTGGTCCAGATGCTGGATCGCACACAGAAGACGGAAATTCCACAGGTTCAAAATTAGATGGAAACAACCCCAGATGGCCATTCGGTCCAACAGGTGCTTGGGAACGTGAGTGGTATGCGGTACATAACTACCTTAAGTATGGTGGTTCTGCCGTGGTTGCTGGAACTGGATCAGTACAAAACACGAACACTCCAAGATCTACTTTAGTTGATTACTCAGATCAACTTGACGTTATATTTGCTGCAACTGGTGGAGCATCTGCAAATGTTGATATTTCACACATAGCAAACACCAGAACAGATGTAATTGGTATTCTTGGTGCAGGATTTAGTGGTGACATAATAAACATAGCTGGTGGAGATGGAGTCTCTGGATTTTCTGGAGAAGGTGTGACGCATAGTCAGTACACATTTGCAGTTCCCGGCACTAAATACCACCTCAAGACATCTCAAAATATACAAGTAGAAACAGATTTTAATCTTCTACAAGAATCATTCCTCACACCTGACATTGCTGGATGTTTCGCAAGAACCATGGTAGAAGGAAGATCATTCAAATCTCCTGCTGGTATGGAAAGAGGTAAGATTCTTGATGTTGTTAGAATAGGAAAAGTAATTAACGATAGTGAATATGATGCTCTATATAACGCAGGGGTAAACCCAGTTAGAACTTTCCCAGAAGGATCGTTTTTGTTCGGAGATAAATCAGGTGAAGCCGTTCCAGGCGATCCCACACTCCTCGGTTCTCCCGCCGCAGCAGGAGCTGTAACTACACCACCATCAATTGGTGGAGGTTTAGCTCCATCTGGTGTTGCAGTATTTACTAGAATAAATGTTGTTCGTACTTTCCTATATTTAAAGAATATATTAGGTGAGTCTGCTAGAAGATACCTGTTTGAAATAAATGATGCTGCAACTAGACAGTCATTTATAAGCACAATTACTCCAATACTAAGAACCGTACAGGCTGGTAGGGGTATAAGTGATTTTAATATTGTTTGTGATCAAAGTAATAACACACAAGCAGTCATAGATGCAAATGAATTTGTTGTTGATGTATTCATTAAACCAACAAAATCCATCAACTTTATTAGACTAAGATTTACTAATAAAGATAGCAACCAATCACTAGCAACGGAATAGGAGTGCGACAATGACAGAATCTAGACTCTCGACATTTATTAATGAATTTAGAGGTGGTAACCGTGCGCACCGCTATGAAATTAGCGGATCAATTGGTGGCAATAATGATTTAAATAAATTTTTTGTGAGAGCGGTTAGTTTACCTCCATCACAAATTAATGAAATTAGAATTCCATATAGAGGTAGAATTTTAAAGTGGCCAGGTGATAGAGTATATCAACCGTGGACAATCAGAATTCTAGATGAAAACGGATCCAATAATTTATGGAAAGCTTTCCATGATTGGAGTGATGATATCAACAGTCACATTGAAAACAATAATGAACTAAATGTACTTGAAGATTTCACTAAAGATTGGATCATCAAACAGGTTGATGAGAATGAAGATACGATGAAAGAAATCAACTTAATTGGATGTTGGCCAAACTTAATTGGACCAATAGACATGGATGCAAATGCTGTTGATACTTTAGTGGAATTTAACGTAGTTGTAAATTATCAATATTATGAAGTAACTAAGTGAATAGGAGTATATTATGGCATTAGACTTATTTGGTTTTACAATAGGAAAGAAGTCTAAGGGTGAAGTAAAGACAGAAGCACTAAAGCAAGAATCTTTTGTCTCCCCTGACGAATATGATGGTTCGTATAATTTTGAAAGCGGTGGTGTCTTTGGGACATACGTCGATTTTTCTGGTGCAGTAAAGGATGAAAATTCCGCACTTTCGATGTACAGAACTATGGCACTTTATCCCGAAGTAGATTCTGCTATTGAGGATATTGTAAATGAAGCTATAGTTATTGATGAAGATCGAAGACCAATAAAATTGGATTTGGATCGTGTTGATATATCAGAAACAATAAAAAATAAGATATATGAAGAGTTCAATACAATACTCAAGCTTTTAGATTTTGGTAAAAAATCACATGAACTTTTTAGACGTTGGTATATTGATTCTAAATTGTTTTATCATATTGTAATAGACAAAACAGACCCAAGAAGAGGTATACAAGATCTAAGAGCAATCGATCCCCTGAACATCAAGAAGGTGAAAAAGGTACAGAAGGATAAGGAAGTACTTGGAACAGCAAAAGTTCCTATGGTAACCGGTGTTAATGAATTTTTTGTATACACAAACACCGATAAGCAATCTTCATATCAAACCCCATCTACCGGAATTAAGATAAGCACAGATTCAATCTGCTATTGTCACTCCGGAATAATTGATGCCAATTCAAAACGAGTTGTTGGTTACCTACAAAAAGCAATTAGACCATTAAACATGCTTCGTCAAATTGAAGACGCAGTTGTAGTCTATAGAATTTCAAGAGCACCTGAACGAAGAATTTTCTACATTGATGTTGGTAACTTACCAAAACAAAAAGCAGAGCAATACCTAAGATCACTAATGAACAGGTATAGAAGTAAACTAGTATATAATCAGAGTACCGGTGAAGTTAGAGATGATAGACGGCACATGTCGATGTTAGAGGATTACTGGTTACCACGAAGAGAGGGTGGTAGAGGAACTGAAATTTCAACTCTACCAGGCGGACAGAATCTAGGTGAAATGACAGACGTTGAATATTTACTTAGAAAAGTATACAATTCCCTGAATGTTCCAATTACTCGAATGATGCCACAGGATGGATTCAACTTGGGTAGATCAGCAGAAATAACCAGAGATGAAGTTACTTTCTTCAAATTCATCGAAAGACTCAGAATGAAATTTTCTTTGATGTTTCTACAGCTCCTTCGGGTTCAATTGATTCTAAAAGGAGTCATGACTGAAGATGAATGGAATAGTATCCAAAGTGATGTATTCTTTGTGTTTGCAAAAGACTCGCACTTCAGTGAACTGAAAGAAGCTGAAATATTAAGAAACAGAATAGATATGGCAGCAGCACTTGAACCATTGGTTGGAAAGTACTATTCTACACGTTATATTCGTAAAAGTATACTAAAACAGACCGAAGAAGAAATTCGTATTATAGATACTGAGAACATGGCAGAATTAGCTAGTCAACCACCACAGCAAATGTTACCACCAGGTCAGGAACCGGGAATGATTCAATGAATTCTATAATAGGCAAAATTTTATCTTGTGTTATAAAAGAAGACAAAGAGAGTTTTAGCTCTCTACTTCGTGATGAAATTGCTGGTAGAATTCAGTCAGAAAGAAAGACTAGAATTCCGGATACAATTGAAGATGAAATTTTTTCGCCTAAAAATCATCAAACACTAAATATTAGTGAAGAACAATATAAAGATTCAATTAAATTTATTCCAATTTTAAATGAACTTGCAAATAAAAAGGGTAATATTAGCGTAGTTTTTTCAGATGACAGCGAAGCCATAGTCACATCAAGTGAAGTAGATAGCTTAATTAAATTACACGATTCTTTAAATGAAGAGAATCAAGTAATATTAAGATCATCGTTGGTTAGAAGTAAAGAATCATATAAAAGTTGCTCTAATTTTGCAAAGAAATATACCACAAAGAAAGGTTAGAAGATAAATGTCCAAATCTTTAAACATAATCCAAAGTATCATCGATGAAAACCTCATTGATGCCAAAAGAGAAACTCAAGCATATCTCAATGATATTCTATCCGAGTCACTCAACGAAAAATTCCAAGAAATTGCTCCAACCATCATTGGTGAAGAAAAAAGAAAAAAAGGTACTTACCGTAAAAAAGGTAAAAAGCACTCATGTGCAACTCACGCAGAACACGCCGAATGGGGTGAAGGAACTTGCATTAGTGAGAGTCATGCCAATCCAGATGAAAATGGTTTCGTCTCTTGGTATGACGTTGAGTTTGAACATGGTGTAGAAAGACGAGTTCCCACAGAGGATCTTAATATTCTAGGCGAATCAATGCATGAACATACTGAAAATTCAGAAGGTGATACCTTATCAGAAAAACTGGATCGAGTCGGTAAAGAAGATGAAGACGTTGATAACGACGGCGATAAAGATTCTTCGGACGAATACCTTGCTAAAAGAAGAAAAGTCATTGGTAAAGCAATGAAAACGAGAGGGTAATCCAATGAAATTAATCACGGAAATGAACGAAGACGTTCAGTTGATCACGGAAAAGCGTGAAGATGGAACCAAGGAGTTTTATATCCGTGGTAATTTCATGCAAGCAGGTGTAAAAAATAGGAATGGTAGAATATATGATAGAGATGTTCTAGGACCTGCTGTTGGTAAATATATGACCGAGTATGTTGAAAAAAATAGAGCACTCGGTGAGTTAAACCACCCCACTGGACCAACCGTCAATTTAGACAGAGTTTCACATATCATCAAAGAAATGAACGCTGATGGTAACAACTTTGTTGGTAAAGCCAAAATTCTAAACACCCCAATGGGTAAAATCGTACAAAATTTAATCGAAGAAGGTGCTTGTTTAGGAGTATCTTCTCGTGGTATGGGATCACTTAAGAAAAATAGTGAAGGTATAAATGAAGTACAAAAAGATTTTATCTTATCTGCGGTAGACATTGTAGCTGATCCATCTGCCCCCGATGCTTTCGTTGACGGTATCATGGAAGGTAGAGAATGGATTTGGGACAATGGTGTTATTCGTGAAAAACAAATTGCACATTATGAACAAGTGATAAAAGAATCCAACAGACAAAATTTAGAAGAAAATGCAATCCGGGTATTCAAAGATTTCATTTCTAAATTATAAAAAATTATAAATAACAAAGAATAGGCTTTAAGGAGCACCTATAATGGAAGATCAAACAGACATGGCCTCAGATAAAACTGAGGATAAGAAAAAGAGTAAAAAAGAAGTTATCTCCACTAAACGGCAAGGCGGAGATTTAGTCCGTGATGCATTAGGTGGTGGTGCTCATGATGCAGAGGGTAAAGGAACTATCCTACAGACCCTAGAGCCTGTTGCAAATGCACAAGCTGCTGTTAACATGGCATCGATTGCAACCCCAAAAATGGAAAGTGCCGATGTCGATGAGTGCATGGGAGCACTTTTCTCAGATGAAACTTTATCTGAAGAATTTGCATCTAAAGTTCGTGTTATCTTTGAAGCAGCAGTAAATGCAAAAATCGAAGATTATTCGAATGAAATTCACGAATCATATGATGAAGTAATCAAAGAGCAAATGGTTGATGTGGTTTCAAACCTATCAGAAAAGCTTGATGATTATCTAAACTACGTTGTCACTGAGTGGATGGAAGAAAATGAATTGGCAGTCGAACGAGGTGTCAAGTCTGATATTGCGGAAAGCTTTATCGATGGAATCAAGTCACTGTTCGAAAATCATTACATTGATGTACCAAATGAAAGATACGATGTTTTAGATGAACTATTCGAAGCAAATGAACAATTACAGAATCAACTCAACGAACAGATCGAAAAGAATGTTGATCTATTCAATGAATTGACATCTGCAAGAGCACAGGAAATTTTCTCTGAGTCAACTCAGGATCTAACTGATACTCAGAAAGAAAAATTCATTGATCTTGCAAAGAACGTTGCCTACGAAGATGAACAATCATTCGCAGGAAAACTACATGCCCTTAAGGAAAATTATTTCCCAATCCAACCAGAGGGTATTTTAACCGAATCAGTTGATACTATGTTAGAGGAAGGTACTACACCAGTAACTTTCAATGATTCATCTATGAATGCATATGTAAATCATCTAGCTAATCAAATGAAACATCAAAAGAAATCAGATTAATTAAAACACTAAGGAGACAATAATAATGTCTAATTTTGATACTACTACACCCTTTGACTCATTATGTGAGAAGTGGGAACCACTTCTAGAGCATGATAGCGTCGAAGCAATTTCAGATCCCTATCGTAAGAAGGTTACCGCAGCTCTACTTGAAAACCAAGAAAGAGCAATCAATGAGCAGAATCTAAGCGAAGCTGCTCCAACTAACAGCATGGGTGCTGGTGCTTTCGGTTATACCGATGGTGGCGGCGTTCCTAGTTCCAGATCGACTGCCCTTCAGGGTTACGATCCCATTCTCATCAGCCTCGTCCGTCGTGCTATGCCAAACCTAATGGCTTACGATCTTGCTGGTGTTCAGCCCATGAGCGCACCTACCGGACTCATCTTTGCGATGAGATCTCGTTACGGTAAGGCTCGTGGACAAGCCGGTAGTGCACAAAACGAAGCACTCTTCCAAGAACCATTCGCAGTGTTCTCGGGTGGTGGTACTGGTACCACTGCTGGACAACCTTCTGCTGGTTATGGTAAGACTGGTGGAATTCATCAGACCGACGATCAACGAGGTGACAACGGTGGACCTACCGCAGCAAACTCTGCTGCTACTGGTGTTAAGCCCATCCTCAACGATGGTACTCGCGGTCAGGACTTCTCTTCTCAGAACTTTGAAATGTTCAGAGGTATGCTTACCAACGCTGGTGAAGCACTTGGTTCATCCAGTAACCCAGAGTTTGCTGAAATGAACTTCACCATTGAAAGAATCGCTGTTGAAGCAAGAACTCGCGCCCTCAAGGCAGAGTACACCACTGAACTCGCTCAGGATCTCCGAGCAGTCCATGGTCTCGACGCTGAAACTGAACTTGCTAACATTCTTAGCACTGAGATTCTTTCTGAGATCAACCGTGAACTCATTCGTACTCTCTACTACAAGGCTAAGGTTGGATGTCAGCAGAACGACATTAACGGTTCAGGTATTTATGACCTAAACATAGATTCCGATGGTCGTTGGAGTGCAGAACGCTTCCGTGGACTCATGTTCCAGATTGAGCGTGAATGTAACACCATCGCTAAGGAAACTCGTCGTGGTAAGGGTAACTTCATCGTCGTTTCCGCCGATGTCGCAAGTGCTCTCGCAATGGGTGGTTTCCTCAACATCTCACCTGCAATCAACCAGCAGCTAGAAGTTGATGACACCGGTAACACCTTCGCAGGTATCCTCAATGGTAGAATTAGAGTCTACATTGATCCCTACGCAGCAACTGACTCAATCACTGATACCAACTTTGCTAACTTCTGCCTAGTTGGTTACAAGGGAACCAGTCCATATGACGCAGGTGTATTCTACTGCCCATACGTTCCCCTCCAGATGGTGAGAGCGGTTGATACCGGTAGCTTCCAGCCCAAGATCGGGTTTAAGACCCGCTACGGCATGGTTAGCAACCCATTCGCAGAAACTGTGGATATTGCTCAGTCTGGTGGTAACCAGTACTACAGACTCTTCGCAGTCAAGAACCTCCACGGTAACACTGGTTTCGGACTCTGATTTAGAGTAAAACTCCAGAGTTTGAATAAAAATTTAATAAGAGTGGGAGTCCTTCGGGACTCCCGCTTTTTTTATATAAATAATACGGAGAACCAATATGCCCCTAACAGGACCAGCCGAACTTCTTCATAGTTCAGACATAAGAAAGCCCAGTACAAATAATTACTTAGCTACGAATTATTTTCAGTTTGTTTTAGGTAGAGCACCGCTATTGACATATTTCTGTCAATCTGTTAATCTACCATCATTAACAATTGGATTTGCTGATGTCCCAGTAGCGGGTATCGGTGTTCCGTTTAGAAATCCTGTAGGAAGATACTCATACGAACAAATGACAGTTTCATTTATTGTAGACGAAGAAATGAAAAACTGGAGAGAAATACACGATTGGATGCGATCGTTAAGTACAGCAGAATCAATGGGAAACCAAAAAGATGCTGAGGTGATTCCACACGAAGAAAAATTCGATACGGCAACTTTAATTATAATGAATAGCGCATACCAACCAAATATTAGAGTTACGGTAAATGAACTCTTTCCTGTAGGTATCAGCGGAATTCAATTTTCATCGGTATCGGTTGATACCGAACCAGTCGTGGCTACAGCCACCTTTGCATACACTTCTTATAAGGTAGAAGATATATCAAATGAATCTTAATGAACTACGTGAAATGGTTTCTAATGATATAATCATTGATGAAACAAATTTAGATCAAGAATCCCTAAAGACACCACAACTACATAACAAATATCTAATTTTCTTCGGTGATGAAAAGTTAATATTAAAAAAACTAGAAACTGATCTTAGAGGTTTAAGGAAGGTAAAGTGGTTATATTATACCGGTAAATTGTCTGAAGAAGAATTAGCTGAACATGGTTGGGAACCTTTTGATTATCATGTATTGAAAACCGATGTTGATCGATTTATAAATGCAGATGATCAAATAATTACACTAGAAAATAGAGTAGCATTCCAAAAGGAAAAGGTTGATTACCTAGAGAATGTCATCAAGATAGTCACAGGTAGACAGTGGAATATAAAGACTGCTCTAGACTGGTACAAATTTACCAGTGGTGCATAGTGCATAAATACTATGCATGAGTGATTTAATTATTAAACCTGTAGACTCCGTTCATATTTACGTGGAGTGTGAAGAAAGCTTAGCCAAAGAACTAAACGAGTATTTTACATTCCTTGTACCAAATTATCAATTTACTCCTGCATATAAGAAGAGAAAATGGGATGGACAAATTCGATTGTTCAACCTTTACAGTCGTAGAATATATACTGGTCTACTAAACTATATAATAAAATTTGCTGTTGACAGAGGTTATTCGTGTGAAAATCAAGTCACAAATGAAAGCACAATAACAAAAGAAGATATGTTAAATCTACTCACTAGCCTAAAGGTTAGTGCAAATGGTGAAAAAATAGTACCACATGATCACCAAGTAAAAGCAATATATCACGCATTAAAGAAAAATCGATCTCTACTATTATCACCAACTGGTAGTGGTAAGTCCTTGATCATATATTACTTAATGAGATATTATCTTGATAATATCGAACCAGATAAAAAGATACTAATAATAGTACCGACTACAGGTTTGGTATCACAGATGTATAATGATTTTAAAGATTACTCATCAAAAGATACATGGGATATTTCAAAAAACGCACATGTTATCTTTTCCGGTCAAGATAAAGTATCAAGCAAAAGAATTATAATTTCAACATGGCAAAGTATATACAAAATGCCTATAGAATACTTTGAGAATTTTTCTGTTGTTTTTGGGGACGAGTGTCATTTGTTTAAAGCTAAATCTTTAACCTCACTTATGGCTAAAACAAAACACTGCCCATATAAAATAGGTATGACAGGAACTCTGGATGGATCACAGACCCATAAATTAGTAATTGAAGGATTATTCGGACCAGTCTTTAATGTGGTAAAGACAAAAGAGTTGATGGAGAAGCAATTACTTTCAAATCTTTCAATCGATTGTATAACATTACAGTATAATCAGGACTCCATAAATGAAATAAAAAAAGCTAAGTATATGGATGAAATTAAATGGTTAACACAAAAGAAATCCAGAAATAATTTTATAACAAACTTATGCTGTAAATTAAAAGGTAATACACTGCTACTTTTCAATTATGTTGAGCAGCATGGAATTCCTTTATATGAAGACATAAATAAAATGTCCCCTGATGATAAAGTTTTTCTTATTCACGGAGGCACGGATACGGAACAAAGAGAAAGGATACGGAATATAGTTGATGCAGAATCTAAAGCTATTCTTGTCGCGTCTTATGGAACCTGCTCTACTGGTATTAACATTAGGAATATTAACAATATTGTTTTTGCTTCGCCTTCTAAATCTGTGGTGAGAGTACTACAATCAATTGGTAGAGGTCTACGTAAAACAAAAACTAAAGATAAAGTAAAATTATATGATATTTCGGATGATCTATCACATAAAAGCTACAGGAACCATACGTTAAGACATCTGGACGAAAGAATCAAGATATATACTAATGAAGAATTCAATTATGAAAAGTACAACGTCCGTATAGAAGGAGATACTCATGAGCAACTCTTATAGGATTATCAAGCTGAAAAGCGGAGATGACGTTATAACAAGAATTAAAGGTAAAGAAAACGGCAAACTTATAGTCGAAACACCTATGATTTTTAAGTCAACAATAGTAAATGATTTTACGGGCATTCCTAAAGAAGTTACCGTATTACAAAAATGGGCTAAATATTCAACTAATAAAGAAGTTAAAATTCCAGAGGATTTTATCCTTACATATTTAACTCCCATGGAAGATGCCATTTCTCTTTATAATTTAGAGAAAAATAAAGAATATACAGAAACAAAAATTAAAAAGCAACTTCCCCCTAGTAATAATGACATGATCAGAAAGCTTCTTGATGATATGATTGATCACAAATCAAATCATAATCCGGAAGACGGACCAGCTGGTCCTGATGCTGTATTTAAATTTATTGGTAGCAATAAAGATATAGAAGATATGCTAGAAAAATTCAATCTTGATATGGAATTTATGGATGATTCATTTTACGATGATGAAATGGAAATACCATTCGAGCAGATAAGTGAAAATGAATATACTGGGGATGATGTTAACCATCCTGATTATGGTAATAGATGGACTGATTGGGATTTTGATCTAACAGATTTCAATAGTAACTAAGTATTATTAATAGAGTATTAATTACTATTACCTTTTCTCTCCACACAGTGGATTATAAGTCACTTTAAGTATTTGTCAAGTATTTTCTTGATTAATTTTTAGAAATGGATAAAATGTATACATGAGTAAAAAACCAACACATTATATAGATAACGAAAAGTTTTTTCAGGAAATGTCCGAATGGAAAAAGCTAGTAATCGAGGCAGAGGCTATAGGGGAAAAACGACCACCAATCAATAATTATGTTGGTAAATGTTTTCTTGATATAGCTATACATCTTGCACAGAAACCTAACTTTACAAATTATCCATACAAGGATGAAATGATAAGTGATGCCATAGAAAATTGTCTTTTGTATGCTCACAATTTCAATCCAGAAAAATCAAAGAATCCCTTTTCATATTTTACGCAAATAACATATTATGCCTTTTTGCGAAGAATAGAAAAAGAAAAGAAGCAACAATACATCAAGTTTAAGATAACCGAAATGCATGATGATGGAACATTATCATCTTGGTTTAAAACCAATTATTTTGAAAAAGATAATACTACGGATGCTATGAAGGAACACTTTAATATTTCCGACACAGATCTGGAAAGATTAACACCAAAAAAGAAAAAGAAAAAATGAAAGTTGCAATAGTTAATGATACTCATTTCGGAGCAAGAAATGATTCGTCTATTTTTCTAAGCTATTTTCTAGAGTTTTTTCAGGATCAATTTTTTCCATACTGTATAGACAATAATATTGATCACGTTATTCATTTAGGTGACTTGATGGATAGACGAAAATTTGTTAACTTCAACACTCTACATGAAGTTCGAACAAAGTTCTTTAATTCTCTTGAACATAATAAAATTAATCTTCATTGTACTATTGGTAATCATGATACATTCTATAGAAATACCAATGAAATAAACTCACTCAAAGAATTATTCGATGATAAGAATGAGTTTTTTCATTTGTACGAAGAGCCTACATCAGTTCAGTTCGACAGTTTGTGTGTTGGTTTGGTACCATGGATAAACAATACAAATCGCGATAAATGTGAAGAGTTTCTACGGACTTGCTCTTGCCCTATAATTGGTGGACATTTTGAACTAAATGGCTACGAAGTTATGCGGGGAGTTAATTTTAGAAATGGTATGTCAGATAAATTACTTCAGAGATTTGAGATGGTTTTGTCCGGGCATTTCCATAGTAAGAGTAGTAAAAATAATGTGTATTACTTGGGTACTCAATATCAGATAACATTCAGTGATCTACATGACACAAAAGGATTTCATGTATTAGATACTGAAACTAGAGAACTACAATTTGTAGAAAATAATAGAAGAAAATTCTATCATATAGAGTATGATGATACAGATGCGAAGTCATTGTCGGGTGTAGATTTCAATTTATATAAAGATTGTTACGTCAAAGTAATAGTAAAGAATAAAAACAAAAGAAAAGTATTTGATTCATTTTTAGATAAGTTATATCAACATAAAGTTATTGATGTTACCGTAGTTGAGGATATGAGTGATTTTGTTATTGAAGAAGAATCGATCGATATGGCTAAAGATACTCTTACTATTATCAATGATGAGATTGATCATGATGATAATATTGAAGAGAAGGGAAAAATAAAGCAAATAATTCGTGAGCTTTATATGGAAGGTTTGAGTTCTTGGGAATAGTATGCTAGTATTCAAAAAAGTAAAGTTTAAAAACTTCGGTTCCTTCGGTAATATATTTACAGAAATAAATCTGGACAGATATAATACCGTTCTTGTGTCAGGTAAAAATGGTCATGGAAAATCATTTGCTTTACTAGACTCAATTACATTTGGATTGTTTGGTAAGCCTTTTAGAAAGGTAAACATTCCACAACTGACTAATAGTATAAATCAGAAAGATTGTATTGTTGAAGTTGAATTTGCAACACCGAAACATTCCTACCGAATTGTTCGTGGATTGCACCCAAAGGTTTTTGAAATTTACAAGGATGGGGATCTGCTACCACAGAATGCAAAAGCAAAAGATTATCAGATAATGTTAGAAGAACAAATTTTACGTATGAACTACAAGTCATTTATGCAGATAGTTATTTTAGGTTCTTCTTCGTTTGTTCCCTTTATGCAATTATCTAACAATGACAGAAGGGAAGTCATTGAAGATATTTTAGATATTAAAATTTTTAGTGTGATGAATTCTTTACTCAAGGTTAAGCTATCACAATTGAAAGAGAATTTAAATGAAATTGAAAACAAGATCACGATCTCGAAAGAAAAAATCAACCTACAAAAGAGTCATGTCGAAACCCTTGAAAATAAAAGTCAAGAAAGTATCGAAAAGAATAAAAGTAAATTACAATCACTCATCGATGAGGGGAAAGATAAACAGGAAAAAATTACCTCGATATCAGAGAAGATTGAGACCATTCGTACAGAAACACCTGACAAGGAACAGTTTCTAACTAGCTTGAAGGGCATTGAAAAAACAGAAAATCAAGTTGAAGGTGACCTCAAACGACTACGTAAAGAAATTTCTTTCTATTCGTCTAATAGTAATTGTCCTTCATGCAAGCAGGAAATCGATGAAAATTTCAGACAAAAAACTCTTGATGAAAAAGAATTAAAGAAAGATAATCTAGATTCAAGATTAGCTGGTATTGAACAGTTGATCAATGAAACATCTGAACGTATAGATGATATAAACAAAAAAGAAGATGAAATACGATCACAGGAAAATATAATACTTGAACAAAAGAGTATGATTAAATCATTGTTTTCTCAAATTCAATATATTGAACAAGAAATAACAGATCTAGAAACTAATAATGGTAATATAGATGAAGAAAAAGATAAGCTATATGAGTTTTGTGAGACTCAACAAAAAACTGTGGAAGAAAAAGATAATGTCCTAAATCAAAAGTATAATTACGATGTTGTATATGGCTTACTAAAAGACGCTGGAATTAAAGGTAAAATCATCAAATACTATTTACCAATCATTAATAAGTTAATCAATAAGTATTTGTCTTCTATGAATTTCTTTGCCAATTTTGCTTTAGATGAGGAATTTAACGAAACAATTAAAAGTCGTCATAGAGACACGTTTAGTTATATGAGCTTTAGTGAGGGAGAGAAACTTAGAATTGATTTAGCATTGATTTTGTCTTGGCGAGAAATTGCTAAACTTAAGAATAGTGCTAGTTGTAACTTACTGATACTTGATGAAGTTTTTGATTCTTCTTTAGATGCTATGGGTACTGATGATCTTATGAAGCTATTAGATGATCTGTCTATAAATACTAATATATTTGTTATTAGTCATAAATCAGATCAGTTGGCAGATAAATTTTCGAACTACCTTACGTTTGAGAAGAAGAATAATTTTAGTAGGATAAAGTAATACATGACAAGTCTTTTTGATACTGATTTGATAACCGATATTGGTAACTGGAAAGATCCGTTTCCTGCTCCCGTGATAGAAGAGCATGATGGATTTATGGTAGTACGTGATGATTTACTTGACGGTGGATCAAAAATGCGTTTCGCTGATTATTTAATTAAAAGTCAACCGGAGATAGAAGAATGGGTATATGGGAGTTCTCCCGCAACTGGGTACGCACAGATTTCTCTTTCGTACTTATGCCGCAAATATGGTAAAAAATCAGTCATATTTATGGCTGAAAGGGCATGGGACAAGTTGCATGATTATCAGATAGAAGCACTAAAAGCTGGTGCTGATATGAAATGGGTTTCTAATGGTATGCTGTCAGTGACAGAGAAAAGAGCAAGAGATTATGTTGGACAAGATCCAAAAGTGCGTAGATTGCTTCCTATTGGTTTTGACCATGACACTGTTATCGCTTCTATTGTTAGGGTTGCTTTATCAATCGATGTTCGACCTAACGAAGTATGGACAGTTGGGTCCAGTGGGACTCTCACCAGAGGTCTACAACTCGCATGGCCAGATGCGGACTTCCATTGTGTTACTGTTGGACACAAAGGAAACTACGGGAAAGCAAAACTATACCAATGCGAACTCCCTTTCAATAAAGAAACAAAAGTAAAGCCACCATTCCCATCTGCACCGACATATGATGCAAAGGCTTGGGAGTTCATCAAAGAACACGCTTCTCCGGGGGCTTTATTTTGGAATGTTGGTGCTTGACAATATATTTTGTATTGGTATAATAGCGTGTCATGAAAAAGTTCTACGAAAGAAATGATTATGTAATTAATAGTGACGTGAATGTAATGTTCGAAGATCTTCTTTCTATGACCGCTTCTGAGTTCGAGGGATGGGTCGTCCGTATGCGAAAAGTGATAACGTATGCGTGGGACACATACGGATGCCCCCCTCGAACCGGAAAAAATAAAACTAATATCATTGATTCATTCAATAAACTCGCTGAATATCCTGTACATCAGTTTACTCAAACAGATCAACTTTCCGATATTGATGATGATATTATCATGAACAAATCTCGTGCTGGTGTAGAAGTAGATCAGTGGTTTTCTAACATGTTCAAAACAAGAATAAATTACAATGAAAAAGATGACGGATATTCTATATACGATTTGGTTGCTAATCATGATTATCTCGGGCGTGTCATACGTGGTGCTTCTAGGCACTTACGACGGGATTCGTTTTATAGTCATGCGCTCTCTGCAATCAAACATAGTAAAAAATATTCTATCGTAGATGTCTCTTCAGGTGAAGAGTGGATGAAAATTTATTTTGAATACCCTGAGCTGTTTAAGGGGTATGACTTTATGTTAGAAGAAGTAAAACTTAGAGATGGATTGAATACTAGTTACTTTCAGTTGGAACAGTCTGATATCTTACAGCTAACAAATGATCAAGTTACTGAGTGGAGAGATCTACTCTCATACCGTCATCATTCAACTTTTGATATTGAAAATGTGTCCAATGAAAAACTTTATGCTATCCGAATTTACAAAAAAGGAAATAGGATATTTCCTTCTGGTTTTAAGTGTTTTAGAATTGGTTATATACAGCCTGCTGTTAATTTTCCTCCTATGACGGCTAAATACCTTTATGAAAGGTTTACCAATGATATCAAGTCACAGGAAACAATTAAAATCTTTGACCCTAGTTCAGGTTGGGGTGGTAGAATTCTTGGCGCTATGTGTTGTCGTGATGATCGCAATATTCTTTATATTGGCACTGATCCCAATCCTGATAATTTCTACGATACTGGCGATTCTAAATATTCTGCTGTTGCTGATTTCTACAATACTGAAACGTATCGCGGAAATCCCTTCTTCAGTTCAACAAATAATTACGAGCTATATCAATTAGGATCTGAAGAAATTCACAAGGATGTTAATTTCCAAAAACATCGGGGATCAATTGATTTGATATTTACTTCACCTCCATATTTTAATAGGGAAGCATATAGTGAAGATGGGAACCAGTCATATAAGAAGTATGGTTCATCATATGAATCATGGCGAGATGGATTTCTTCGTCCTACATTGAAGAATTGTGTTGACTGGTTGGGTTCCGAACGTTATCTTCTTTGGAACGTAGCAGACATAAAAGTAAAAGACAATTATCTACCACTTGAAAATGATTCACGAAAAATTCTAGAAGAATATGGAATGGTATATAAATACACATTAAAAATGGCAATGGAATCTATGCCCGGTCAAAATAGATTGGACGAGAATGGTATTCCTAAATGTAAAAACTACTGTAAAGTAAATGATCGTTACCTCAAATATGAACCTGTGTTTGTTTTCTGGAAACCACAATGATATCTCAAACCGCATGTACACTTGAAACTTGGATAGACGAATATATCACTGCTCTTCAAACGAATAGTAATGTTGTTCGTAAAAATGTAAAAAGTTTGATTCGCACTAATAGAGTAAAGTCAAGAGAAGCTAAAAAAATCTCAGAACATTTCAATCGTCTTTTAGAAGAAGTTAATTGTGTATTGAACAATACAGATGAGGATTTGGCTGAGGGGTGGTCATATCTAAACCACACAAAGCTAAATCGACTTCAGGGATATCTCGAAACAATTGTTGATGAGTTTAAAATCGCTGGAACAATTAAACGAAGAAAGAAAAGAATTTCACCTGAAAAAATGGTAAAATCTTTGAAATATCTTGATGTATTTTCTGGTATTCGTAGTGCAGATCCATCCGATATAATCGGTGCAAAGCAAGTATTACTTTATAATACAAAACAAAAGAAGATTTCTTTGTATTCGTCGGCTTCTGGATTTCTTGTCAAGGGGAGTACACTACAAAATTTTGATTCTGGTATGGTTAAGAATTGCGGAAGAAAAGATATCCAGTGGCTAAAGCTATTGAGTGGTTGTCATGTTTCTAAGCTAACCAATGAGATAAATACATTACGAGCCAAAGAACAAATTGCCACTGGTAGAGTGAATAAAGATACAATTATACTGAGAATTATGAAATGAAATATAACTCAATTAACACAATTGCGGGATTCGATAGGTTAACGTATCGTGGCGAATTTAGAATAAATGACACAAAAGGCTCACACTTACTATATGATCGCGGTGATATTGTTCTGTATGAAGGTAAGACGTACATAGCTAATGCAAATGTTTCTGGCGTATTTCCCGCCTTCGACAAAGAAACTCGATGGTATTGTTTGGCAGGAAATTCTGTTTTCATACAGAAAGAAACTCCACTTGGTGGTAATGGTGGAGATGAATGGTTTAACTCATCCACAGGCAAAACATATCGCTATCTTAAAGATAGCTCGGGTGAGCAGTGGGTTGAAATTTAATAAAAAAGGACTTTACAGTGAGCAGTAATAATGATAAAATGAATAAGAATAGTTATGATAATGAACATCATGAATATTCAGACGTAAAGAAACAGAAAAACAAAAAAAGAAATAAAAAACGAAGGCATCTTTCTAAGGATTTACTTAGAGATGTAAGAAATGGAAATATAGATTATGACTCATTTGAAGAATGGAGCGAATTTCAATGAAACTCTCTAAGGGAACTCTTTCGGTTCTAAAAAACTATTCGTCTATTAATACGAATATTCTTGTCCAGCCAGGTTCTAAAATCAAAACAATCACACCAGCAAAGAATCTTCTTTCAGAGGCTCTTGTTGAAGAAGTATTTTCAACTGAATTTGGTATTTGGGATCTACCTAAGTTTTTGGGTACGGTCTCTCTTTTTGCTGATCCCGATTTTGAGTTTAATGAAAAGTATGTTCTCATTAAGAGTTCTAGTGGTTCATGTGTCAAGTATTATTATGCAGAACCATCTCTCCTTACCGTACCAACTAAACAGTTGGAAATGCCTACGGCTGTTGTGAGTTTTAAGTTAACCGAATCCATTTTTAATGAAATTATGAGATCAGCATCTGTGTTGCAACTTCCTGATCTTGCCATTCGATCTGATTCTGGTAAAGTGATCGCTGTTGTGTTTGACAAGAGTGAGCCAACTAGCAATGACTACTCGATCGATCTTGGTGATCATGATGGTGTTGGTGAATTTGATTTTCACTTCAAGATCGATAACCTGAAGTTTCTTCCCGGTGAATATGAGGTTGATATTAGCAATAAGATAGTAAGTCAGTTTACGAATATCAGCAAGTCAGTTACGTACTGGGTTGCATTAGAATCCACTAGTACATATAGCGAGTAATATAATGTCAGGTTTGTTTGTTGAGAAATATCGTCCAAGAACGATAGATGATTGTGTATTATCAGAATCACTTAAAACTACATTTAGAGATCTTGTTAAGAGTGGTGATTGTCAGAATTTACTTTTAACTGGTGGTGCTGGATGTGGAAAGACAACCATTGCTCGTGCTTTGTGTAATGAGTTAGACGCAGATTACATTTTAATTAATTGCTCTGAGGATGGGAATATTGATACCCTCAGAACTAAAATTCGCACTTTTGCCAGCACAGTTTCTATTAGTGGTGGTAAAAAGGTTGTTATCCTAGACGAGTTTGACTATAGTAATGCACAAAGCATTCAGCCTGCTCTTCGTGGTGCAATTGAAGAGTTTGCTAGTAACTGTAGATTTATTATCACATGTAACTATAAGAACAGAATTATTTCACCTATCCATTCTAGGTGTACAAACATAGAATTCATTATTCCATCTGATGAAAAGCCAATACTTGCGGCACAGTTTATGGAAAGAGTTCAGTACATCCTAAATCAAGAGGGAATTCGATATGAAGATCCTGTTCTTGCACAATTGATAACTAAGTATTTTCCTGATTTTCGGCGTGTTCTAAATGAATTGCAGCGATATTCGGTAGCCGGAATCATCGATGTTGGAATCTTGTCGCAGATTGGTGAACTCCAAGTCAAGGAGCTTGTCACATCAATGAAAGATAAGAATTTCACTGAGGCTAGGAAGTGGGTTGTTTCAAATCTAGATAACTCACAAACTGAATTGTTCCGAAAAATATACGATGGTTTGTATCAACATATGGAATCATCGTCTATTCCGCAAGCAATTCTAATTCTAGCCGATTATCAACACAAAGCTGCCTTTGTAGCAGATCAAGAAATTAATTTAACGGCATGTATTGTCGAGCTTATGATGGAGTGTAAATTTAAATGAAAATTGTACCATTAGGTGATTTAGTCGCTATCCAACTTTCTTCTCCACCACCAACCACCAGTGCTGGTATTCATTATACTCCTAGAGATAATCCGAGTTACGGTAAAGGTGTGGTGGTTGGAATGGGCCCCGGTCAAATTAGATCTAAGGGGTGGGTATATCCTGTAGAATTTAAGGTGGGAGATTGTGTGATTTTTGATAAGCGAGATGGATATAACATAGTGAGTGGTAAAGTTATGATTGAAGCGGAAAGGGTTGTCGCAGTCATAGATGAGAGTATGGAAATAGAATGAAACTTTCGGACTATTTGAACTCAATAAATTATACTAAAAGTGATTTATTTGATACAGAGGATCATACTGTTGAAAAGGAGTATGTCCCCTTTGTTGTCAATAGATGTCTATCTTACTTTCCAGATACAATCTTGTATGTGAATCAAATGAACCAGTATTGTTCCCTCGATAAGAATATGCAGTTTGACTATCTTAGATTGTCGATCAGGAAGAGGAAGAGATTTAGTAAGTGGCTAAAGAGGGAATCCGTTGAGGATCTAGATCTGATAAAGGAATACTTTAGCTACTCTGATGCAAAAGCCAGAGAAGCCCTGAACATTCTCACCCCAGAAGACATCGATGAAATTAGACAAAATAGCTATAGAGGGGGTAAAAAACCTATATAATGTAGTTAAATTCTTTTTTATGGAATTGGGAGTTATAATGTGTGAAGAAGATGACATTTTTCAAGGTTTGGGTATAGAGATAACTCTAAAAGAGAAAGAAGACTTTCTCAAGGTCAGAGAAACTTTGACTAGAATAGGTGTATCCTCACGTAGAGAGAATAAACTATTTCAATCTTGTCATATTTTACATAAAAGAGGTCGATATGCTATAATGCATTTCAAAGAACTTTTTACTTTGGATGGATTGGACAGTGACATATCGGATGCTGATATAAAAAGAAGAAATACTATAGTGAATTTATTATTGGAGTGGGATTTAGTAGATACAGATGAAGAAGATTTATTTAAAGATAACCTTGGAAGTCTAGCCCAAATAAAAATAATTTCACATAAAGACAAACACAAATGGGAATTAATACCTAAATATCATATAGGTAAAAAATAATTTTAACAATTGGAGATTTATATTATGGAAACCCCCGTGAAACCCAAGTTACTAATCAAGGCTCCCACAAGAGCAAGACCAGATAAATTTAAAGAAGTATTCACCATGTATGTGGAATACCTGTCAAATAACTACCCAGTTAAATTTGTAATTACATGTGATACTGATGATGAAACTATGAATAACCCGGAGATGCGTTCATGGTTTGATTCTATGTCAACGTCTGTTCAGAAAAATGGTCATACATTAGAATATCATTATGGAGACTCAAAAAACAAGATCGAAGCCGTGAATGCAAACATGGAAGATCAAGAGTTTGATATTCTTTTGTTGTTTTCTGATGATATGATTCCCAAAGTTGCTGAGTATGATGAAGTTATTATCAAGACAATGGAATACATTTACAATGACGCTGAGCCTGGTGCGCTTAACTTCAATGATGGTTATAGATCAGACTGGCCAGCTCTGATGACACTTACTGTTATGAGTTATGATTTATATAATAAGTTTGGTTACATCTACAATCCAGAGTATGTTTCAATTTGGGCTGACAATGAACAAACACTAGCATGTAGAATGATGGGTAAGTTAGCTGATGTAAATTTGTGTATAATTAGACATGAGTGGGTACCGGGGAATCATGCAGCAGCAGACGAGCTTCATCAGAGAAATGAAGATCCATCTCTTTACAGGAAAGACGAAGAAGTGTTTAGAAAGAGAATGGAAAATGATTTTGATATACCAGAAAAGGATATTAAATTTAAAGTCGCTCTAAATGAAGAGTCACAATTTACAATGGTAGAAAATAGTGGTTAAGTATTTGTTATATACAAACGAGGGTGCTAGTGATATGGCACTTAATTGTGTGTATAGTATGATTGTGTCTGGAATTAATAAAGACGACATACTTGTTTATACAATTGATCAGGAAACAAAAGAAAAATTTTCTGAGTATGATTTAAATGTAACAAAACTAGATGCGTCACAGCCGTTGGGTGCCTCTGATCTACATCCGAGTGATGACTATCAGGATTGGAATACGAAGGGGTTTCATCGCGTTGTTCATTACAAGATAAAGGCTATAATTGATTCCCTTAACACTGGACATGATATATTTTATCTAGACACCGACAATGTTATCTTTGTAGATCCAACTGAATTTGTTGAGTCAAATTCCGAAGATATTGATATTTTAATTCAAGATGATTCTGATGTACATGGTAGATGGAAGAGTTTGTGTACCGGTGTTGTTTTCATTAAATCGAATAGCACAACCAAACAGTTCTATGAGAAGTGTCTTGAGCTTCATTTAAAAAATATTGAGCTTGATAAATCGACTGGTGATCAAGCAGCCTTTAATCAGATACTTTTGGAAAAAAATATGCATGGTTTGAGTGATCTCAATGTTTCTGTTTTACCACATAAACTTTTTCCTAATGGTCAAGTATATTTTGAAACTGACATGAACAATGAAAGTCCTTATCTTCTCCACAATAATTACATAAGTGGGTTGGAGAATAAGATTCGGAGATTCAAAGATAATAACTTTTGGTTCATTGATAATGATAATTTTTATAATGTGTTAAGTGAGAAAAATAATGAGCAAATTAAAACTACATCTTGACGTAGGAAAAATTGACTATCCTGAACTCAAGGCGAAGAACGAATTGGTATTCGCACTTCCTTTTTTGAATGAAAAACAATTTCAGTACTTCAACAATTTCATACTAAATCCACATGAGGATTCTAGATTTCTTACTGTTTTTCAGGAGGGAACAAAGTATGTTGAACTCACTTCGGTTGAGGATTGTGACTATGTTTTACTTCCATTTAAGTGGAAAACAACACAGATGAAACAGGCTGACGGAAGACCGTCAGCAGAACGTTATATTAAACTTGCAAAAGATCATGGTAAAAAACTATTAGTTCTTTTTGAAGACGATTATGCAGGTCCGTTGAATCTAAGTCCAGATGAGGGTATTGTGCTTAGGACTTCATTCTTTAAATCAACAAAGAAAAGTAATGAATTTGCTCTACCGGTTTTTAGGTGTGATAGGTTTCAAGGTAAATATATTGAAACAAAGCCAAATAAACCTAGTGTTGGTTTTTGTGGATTTTTTCATTCAGAAGCACATGGAATTCGTCGATATGCGCTACATTGTCTGGAAGAAGATAGTAGGGTGCATACCGATTACATTATACGACTTTCTTTCTGGGCGCAAGGTTTGCCTAGACCTGTTGCGATAAAGGATCACTACACCAACATCACTAATAATATGTTTAACTTGTGTTCCCGTGGTGCAGGTAATCATTCGATGCGATTATATGAAGTTTTATCTATGGGGAGAATACCAATTCAGGTGGATACTGATTGTGTCTATCCATTTGAAGATAAAATTAATTGGAACGATCACTGCGTCATGGTTCCTGAAAAGAATATACATAATATTGGTGATTATGTGATAGATTTTTATAATTCACATAGTGACGCTGAATTACTTGAAATGCAGATACGAAATCGAAAAATGTGGGAGAAGTATCTTTCTCCACTCGGTTTCATCAAAAATGTGAAAGAGGCTTTTTATGATCCACCCAGTAAGTAGTTATCCGTACATAACCTCATATACTTTCCGACACGCATGTGACTGGGCTATAATGACAAGTCGAGATACTCCACATGTGATGAAGATGGGTAGTGGAATAGATCCAGATGAAGTAAAAGCTGGAAATCGTCTTTATATTATAACTGAGGGTCTACCTTTCTTTCTAAATGAAATTGAACCAAAGATCAAAGTTCCATACTTTTTGGTTACTGGAAGAAGTGATGTTCCAGTTGATATAGATTTGATACCACATGTTCTGCGGGATAATTTAATTCATTGGTATGCTGTTAATGTTAACCTAGAAGAAAATAATCCTAGAATCACTCAAATTCCTCTTGGGGTTGATAATGCAAATTGGAATGGTGATAATAATCCTCAAACTGATGTTACTTTATTCTTTGACGTAAATCAGGATAAAATTCAAATTGAAAATGATATATTAATATCATTCCAGAGACATACTAATACACATCAACGAAATCGATGCTATGATTATTTTAATGATAAACTAAAGGAAAATTGTACTTTCCGAGAATATACTAACGAAAATCGTCTAGACAGACAATTTTTGCGAGACTATTACACTCAGATCAAACAGCATAAATTTAATGTGTGCCCTCCCGGTGCGGGATTTGATTGTCATAGAATCTGGCAAACTTTAATGTTAGGATCTTTTCCCATTGTTAAGAATAGTTGGGCATGGAGAGAATTTCAAGATCTTCCAGTGTGGTATGTCAAGAGATTTAGTGACGTAACCAAAGATAACATCGATAAAAAATACGAAGAAATATCTCGCAATCTAGAGGCAGGAAACTATAATCTAGACAAGATTAAATTTGATTATTGGAAACAGGTGATGGACAATGACAGACTCAATTTCTATAGAAACTATAAGAAACCAAATACAGGATCTTCAATTCAAAAAGCCTTTAGCATCGACCAAATTCCTACTAGCTGATTTGGAAATTGGTGGTTTTGGTGCGATGGTTGCGAGAAGGAAACTTCTCATGCAGATTGGTTATGCCACCAATAGGACTGTTGTATTCAG